TGGTACGGGACATGCGAGTATTTGAGCCATATAGTTATTTATAAGAAAAAAAGAGGGATCCGAAGACCCCTCTTTAAATTACCTATCTTACGTAGGTTTCTAACTATTACATCAAGTTAGTAACTTTAACACGACGGTAGTAGTAGTTCTCATTAGCAGTTAAGCCACCTGTGCCATCCAATGAAACGAATGGGTTAGCAACCATACCATAACGAGTCTTAAAGCCAATCTTTGGTTGGAATGTAGTTGGGTCTACAGCACGAACCAACTGGAGTGGTACGTATGGGCAATAGAACAAACCAGCATCAAAAGCAGAAGTGCCTTTGTAACCAACAGTAAAGAACTGTGAAGCTGATTGGTTAGCAGAGAATGGGTCAACATAAACTTTATAACGACCATTCAATACACCAGCGAAAGTTGTAGAAGATTCGTCAACATTTAAGTTAGTAGACAATGCAGGAGCATAGTCAAGAACTCCAGCCATCGCTAAAGCAGAAGCTACATCGCTTGAGCAGATGATGAAGTTACCTTTACCTCTACGAGTTTGCTGAGCAATCGCATTGGCATCGCGTTCGATTTGGAACAAGAGACCTTTGAATTTTTCAACAGACCAACGACCATTAGAGTCAGTATCCAAGTCGAAAGTACCAGCAGTAGTAGTACCGATTTGAGCACCAGCTTTAGCGGTAGTGTAGATTGTACGGAGAACTTCGCGATTGATTTCAGCAAGGATCTCTGTTGAGAGAATGTTGCTTAATTCGCCTTCAGCGTCAAGACCATGAACAGACTTCAAGTCTTGTGCCAATTCAACAGTGTATTCTGCTTTCAATTGACGAGTCTTAGCAGTAACAGAAGTCTTCTCGATTGAGAAAGCCATTTCGTTAAAGCGTGTACCAGCTTCAGCATCAGTTGTAGTTTGGCCAACACCAGTAGTGTAAGTGCCGTCAACTGGATTGCTACCAGCGTGAACAGGTGAAGAAGCACCAGCGAAGTCTGTATCAGCTTCGTTGAATAAAGCCTCAGTACCACCTTGAGTTGCATAGCGTGACTTCATAGCGAAGATCAAGCCAGTTGGTTGAGTCATTGGTTGTACACCGCAGATGTCATAAGCGATCATTTGTGGAGCAGCACGACGAACCAAGCTGATCAATACTGGATCAAACTTAGCAACAGCACCAGTGTCAGGCATAGCACCTGCAGCATTGGCGTGAGTTTCAAACAAAGCCTCTTGGGACTTCATTGATTCGCGTTCTTGGTTCTCCAAAAGAACAGCAGTAACTTCTTTACGATAGTTATCCTTGATTGATGGCAATGCATCATGCTCAAGAATCGGTGCCCATTTCTTAATAAGGGCTTGGCGGTCTAAATTAGACATTTTTGATTCCTTTGTTTTTATTTGAGTTTGTCGAGTGCAGAAAGATACTTCTTAACAGAAGAATCGATTGGTGCAGTCTCGGTTAGAGTTTCAACAGGTGTATCGCTAACAACTGATTTAACTTCAGTCATTTGCTTTTTACCACCAAAATAATTCTCACGAATTGTCTGTAACTTAGTAGCGAATGTTTCAGAATCTTCATATGATAATTCTTCAGCTAATGCTTTGAATTTCTCAGAATCAGTATCTGTTAAACCAGAAGCAGTTTGAGTAATTGCGTCTTCACGCTTTTGCTCATTAATTGCTTTAGTTAATTCAATATTCTTTTCTACTTGCTCATCGAGCTTTGCTTCGAGGGCTTCTACAGTCTCTTGTAAGTCACCCAATACATCGAACTTCTCTTCTGGAACTTCGATATAGTGTTCAGCAAACAAAGACTTCATACCTTCAATGAAAGACTCCATGATTTCAGACTTCATACCAGATTCAAGGGCTAACTCATTCTCTTGCACCCACTGCTCGACAATATAGCCGAGATATCCATCAACTTTTTCAACAAGACCCTCTTTAATGCTCTCAACTTCTTCAAGAAGTTTTGATTCATACGATTCTTCCAAACGAGCAGTTTCCGCTTTTACACGAGTCATAACTGCTGCTTCGAAAATTGTAGTTGCTTTTGCTTTGAAATCTTCAGAGAGTTCTTCTCCATTCATCAAAGCATCAATGTCTTCTTTAACACCAGCAATGTGACTTGCTTCTGGAGCAGTCGCTTTAGCATTGGCTACATTGCTAGATTTCTTAGCAACTTGTGCAGCGTCTTGCTTTTGTGTGCCGTTTTTAGCATTGTTTTCTTCATCACCTTCAACACTGGTGACTCCGTCAGACTTAGCAATTGCAGCGATATTGCTTGGCTCTTGAGCCGAAGCGTTTGCTGTAACTACATTACCTTCTTCTAAGGTTTCCTCAGAAACTTCTTCAGAAATCACGGCAGCTTTTGCCTTTGACTCTGCTAACATTTCAGCGATTTTTTGTTCGATTGACATCGTTATCTCCTAACTGGATAGTTCTATGTATTTATTTATTATTTATCTGATTTTACTCAGAAAACTCTGGAAAGCGAGAATCTTTGCTTCCTCTAACTGTCTAGAAGAAGCTCTCTTAATAGCATACTTTGCTTCCTCGATATTTTTTTCCACAAACTTTCCATCAACGAATACCCATTCTTTGCCTTCCATAATACCTCTTACGAATGCATCTGGAGCTGATGGGTCGGCAACAATATCTGCTGCCGTAGATAACATAAAGTCGTCCTGAACAATCTGAACACCCTCATTATTAGTGCGGAGTGAACCCATTGCTCGGCTAGACACACCAAGATTAGCACCACCATCGAGAAGACCTCTAGCGATCATACCCATTGGAGTTTCTAGGATTTTGGCTTTACCTACATAATTTTTGCCTTCTTTACGGAGATCAACAATCAAATGGGATACACGATCTAAGTTAATAGAAGGTGTTTCTGGATGACCAAGTTCGCCGTAGGCACGATTCTTTTCTACATATTCTTTCATGTAACGACCGACTTCTTTGTCCATAATACCTTCTTTGTACATGCGGTTGTTACGATTTGTAATTTCTGACTGAAGGAAGATACCTTCAATAAAGTAATTCTTTTTGCCACCGACTTTTTCTTCGATGACGCAGTTTGTAGTTTCTAAAACTTCTCTAATTAGTTTCATAGTTTTATACCTTATCTGGAGAACCCGACATAGTAGTCGAAGCACCAACTCTAGTTGGATCGTCGTAAGCACCATAAGTGGAGTTTTCAACTTTAGAAGCAAAACCACCAACTTTACGGAGAACCAAATAACACTGGGCTTCAGCACCAGCAATCGAAACAACAATATCTTGAGTATTTTGAATAGTGTCAGCAATACCATTACCTGTTCCAAGGTCAACAGTTCCTTCACCTTCAGAACCAATTGTGAAAATATTTACTGAATTTCTAGTAATAGTAATCGTTGAAGACGGCAAACCAGTATATTGTAATTGAGCAATATTAACTGTTTGAGTTGCGCCACTTACTTCATCAGTAGTAGCTACACAATCAGTTTGTAAATCGATCGTTGCAGATGCAGCTGTTCCAGCAACTTTAACAACTGTTTCGTTATTTGTGCACTTTAATATAGTTTTTGTAACAGGCATCTTATTCCCCGAGTTCTTTTATGATTCTAATGAAGTTGTCTTTACTTTCTCGCATATATTCAACAATTTCATTTTTATCTGCCAATATATTATTTAGCATTAATTGAGTATCTTCATCTATTGCAACCACAGAGCCATCGTTTAATTCATATTGTAATTTTCCAGCAAACTCTGCTGTTTTGGATTCTTTAATTGCAGTCACAACTGGATCAACTGTAAACATATTAGAAGAGGCAAGTTCTATGTATGATTCTACAAGAGTATCTGTAATCTTATCGATATTATGATATTGTCTTATATAGTGTGCGACTTTTTCTTCTGGGATCGTATTGTCAATATTTTCTAATAGTTTAGTATCTTCAATATATTTTTTAGCGTATTCCCTTGCCTCTTCTAATGTGCTCAAAGTTTTTACATAATGATTATTTACAAACACTTCATTCTCTGGTGTAATTTTTACATCTTCACCATAAATGAAAAGTGTTTGGGCAAGTCCTGATTGTTCTAGGACTTGCTGTTTAAATGTTGAAAACGATTTACTCATTCTCTTCAGTAGTTTCTTCTTCTGTTTCAGTTTCTGTTTCGTCAGATACTTGTTCGTCAGAAATTTCTTGTACAGCTTCTGGAGCTCTAAACATATTTTGGGACATATCGTTGCGCATAGCGTCTAATCTCTCAGATACTTTAGCAACCATAATGTTATTAAAGCTGGCTTCAATTTTACTTGATTCGCCAGTTTCAATTGCGTCGATCAAATCACGAGTACTCATTTATATCTCCTAGTTATTGTTTCTGCTGTTCAGGTTGACCCATCCCAGCGTTTTCTAATTCTTGTTGTTGGGCAACTTGTTGCATACCCATCATAGCACCTTGTTGTTGAGCATTAGACATTTGATAATTACCTTCAACTTCAATCTGGTCTTCAATGTCTTCAATCTGTTCTTCTGACATACGAAGAACATTTTTCTTAACCCAATCAACTGAATAAAACTTACCAATATATGGCTCAATCATTTGTAATGCTTGCAATCTTTGAGTCAATAATTCTGAATCTTTTAACTCAGCGAAAGCATTATCTTTCATAAAGTCGTAACGGATATCTTTCTTAATAAGATCCCAGTCAGCTTCGTTGATAACACCTTTGGCAATTAATTGAATCTTTAATGCATCATTAAACAAACCACTAAACTTCTTACGCAATCTTGCAATATATTTCTGAAACTTTAATTCATCGCGACTAATTTCTGTCGAACGACCAAGAGTAAATCCAGTATCAGACTGTAATCTACTTGTTGGTACATTTAATGCTTGATATAATTTAGTTTGGAAATATTGGATATCTTGGATATCACCAAGATTTTGACCACCTGGAAGTGTAGTAATCTCTGTACCTTTACCACCTTCTCTTCGTGGCATCCAAAAATCTTCAAGCATAGACAAATGTTTACGATCATCTCTTACTTCACCTGTATTCGCATCGTAAACAATTTTATTCTTATAACGATTCATCAAATCATTAACATATTGCTCTGCTTTTATTTTTGGCAGATTACCCACATCAACATAAAATATTCTGCGCTCAGGAGCACGGCTGATTCGATAAATTACTACAGCGTCCTCAATCATTTTTAATTGATTCACTGGTTTAATTGCTTTATGCAAATATGATAACATCATACCAGTATTTAAATCAACCATACCAGAACCACAATATAATACAGAGTCTAGAGTTAATCTAACACCCTGAGTTGTTTGTTCTGTAATTCCTTTGTCGTTGTAGATATAGTATTCGTCAACCGACACAACAACTTCAACACCTTTAGGATTCTTTTCCTTCTTGACATTTTTGATCCTACGAATCTTGCGAGGATCAATTGGTCTTAATTCTTGAATCCCGTTTCTTGGATTCTTTTCATCAATTAAAATGTGGTAATTTAATCTTCCATCAATATACCACTGTCTAAAAATATCGTGACCTTTATCGCTAAATTTGAGTAAGTTTAATACTTCATCAAACTCTTCACGAATTTTCTTTTTAATATTATCTGAAACATTTACATCGTCAGTAACTAACTTGACTGCTTCGCTATCTTCTTCTACAACAATTGCCTCATTCACAATGTCGTCGATCGCTGTATCACAATCTGGATACTGAGCGACTTCTCGATATCTGCGAATAAGATCGTTTTCATTTTTAACAATACCCTCTAAGTCAACGACTAGAGAATAATATGCACCAGCATTAACCGAACTGGTTACCGTTGATCCATCATCAGCAATCGGAGCTACCACTGAAGGTAGCTCTTTTGCCTTTTTACGACTTATTTCAAAACCGAATAATTCAGCCATTATATAACCTCAAGTTAAAATCCTACCCCAATCCTAATTGGATTAGAGTGGGAGTGGGAACGAACCAACTGGAGTATTGACTGTAGCATTAACGCCAAAGGCAGCACCTTCAGTAGAAGTGTTCGAAGTCCAGTAATTGTATTGGAATGTCACATCAAATGTTTCAATTTGGTTAGTTGTTTCATAATCCAATCCAACTGGACCAATGGCCACTGGATATGCATCACGGAACAAATAGTTTTTAACAGTAGAACCATTGCGATCTAATTGATTAACTGACAAATCAACTTGATAATCGCGAGGATTTACACGACCTAAAGTTGAAGAGTTGTTTTGAATTCCGTTTGACCAGACTTCAAAAGCATTTCTAATATTGAAAGTTGTATCATTATACACAGTAATTTGCCACTGTTCGAATGTACGCTCGCCAGCAAAATTAATTTGACGACCACGATATTGAATACCAATATTCTCTAATAGGGAAGTTGGTAATGTGGTTGCTTTACAGAGGAATTGACCTTGCAAACCAGCAATTGCACCTAGCGTTACATAATTAGGGAATGTTAAGTCCACTCGGAATTGATTAGGACGAGCACCGCCACCAATCAATTGGGCTTTAAAATCAGCAATATTTGCCATTTGTTATCTCCTTTTTCTCTATTTAGTCATTAACCACCGATCTCTGTGAAGTTCGCAGAAGAGCGAGCAGCAACAAAGTTCAGAGTAATAAAGTTAATAGAGCGATTTGGCTTGATAAAGATATCAGCAATGAATTCATTGCGGTCAATAACATCGCCAGTGTTATTAGTATCGTCGCACTTAACACGGAAATCAATAATACCACGACGACCTTGGACATCACGGAGGAATGGCTCGACTAAGTTCTTGAACTGCGCACGAGTAAATCCATCGTTGAATTCAAACAACTGAAACTTAGCAGCAGTTGCAATTGCTTTTTCGAGAGTAATAAACAGACGACGGACATTGATGCGATCGAAAGCACTTGGTTTAGTCTGCATTGTTTTATCGCCGAACAGGACAATTCCTTGACCTGGGAATGAAACAACTGGATTAACGCCAGCTTTGTAAAGCGTGTCGCGATTTGTTTTGTCTGGATTGTGAGCCAAGCGAACAACATTCTTAATCTGACCACGATTATATCCACCTGGGGAATACCATGGGTCGTTGGTGTAATCAGTACGAGCACACAAACCTGCCACATCAGCATTTAATGGGACATAACGATACTTGTCATTATAGCGATCGTATTGATATTTGTAACCAGAATCAATAACAGCATAAGAATGGATTACATTGACTGCATTACGGAATGTTACGATAGCATCAGTCTCAGTTGAAGAGTTACCGACAATAACATCACCAGTAGTATTATCTTGCGGAGAAATAAATGCAACGCAATCAGCACGAGTTTGTGCCAGATCAGCGATAATCTTAGCAGTCGCAGCATTTGCTTTACCAGCGATAATTAAACTTACATCATAGAGTTCAGCATTAGCAAAAAGATTATACGCAGCTTGTTGTTGACCAGCAGTCATTGAATAATCGTCAACACCACCAGCTAAACTTAATGATACAGCAGAAACCAATGCTGTAAATGTATTGCTCGATGCGCTTGTTCCCCAGTCAGAACTAGCAGGATAATCAGTCCACCAAATATAATCTGAGTTTGCGTTGATTACATCTTTATAGTGATTGTTTGTTCCATCTGGCTTTTTACCATCGCCAGCTTTAGAAACGAATGCATATTTTTCTAGCACAGCTCCTGGTGTACCAGTCCACTCGCCATCTTCGTCAATAATGATAATATGCATTTCATCATCAGAACCACCAACACTGGCAGCATAGGAAGAAGTTCCTGGAGCAGCATCAAATTCAAGTTTATATGTCCAAGCTGCAAAAGTTGTTGAGTCAGCATAAGAAACTTTTAATGAATTTCCAAGAGTGCCTGGGAATTTAGCAGCAAATTCTCCAGTAACAGCAGCTCCTGATGAGAATGATGCTAGATAGTGCTCAGAGTTTCTAATTTTTACTCCAGCAGTAGCAACAGTTCTATTCAATAAAGCAGTAACTCCTGATGGAGGAGCTGCTACAGTAATTGTTGGAGCAGTAGAATAACCAGTACCAGCAGTAACAATTGTTGCAGAAGCAATGCTTGAAGAAGCAATAGTAACTGCACCAAGAGTAGCATTTCCTGCACTAACTGTAGCAGTAACAGTACCTTTGTATCCTGTACCACCACCAACAACAGTAATTGTATCAATAGATTGGTTTGGAGCAGTACCGATCATGTTTACAGTAAAGGTTGCTCCAGATCCGCCACTAGGTGCAGAAATGTTAATATTTGGAGCAGCTGAGTAACCAGATCCGCCACTAGTTACAGCAATAGCAGTAATAGCACCGCCAGAAAGTGTAACTGTTACAACAGCTTGAGTACCACCAGCTTCATCTGGAGCACTTACTGTTACGGCAGGGGCAGCAGCAGTAGAACTATAACCAGAACCTGCAGTTCCAACTGTTACAGTTGCTAATCCACCTGTTGGTGTAGAAACAGCATTTTTACCATTGGTAGAATCTGCACGAACGAGCAACAGATTATTAGCATATGATAAAAAGTTTGCTGCTGAAAAAAATGAAGCGAAGTTGGAGTCGTTAGGTTTACCGAATTGCTGAACCAAAACATTTTCCGAAGAAACTGTGACTGGTTGCAATACTGGACCCCAAGCAAAAGAACCTGCAAAAGCACCAACAGAAGAACTAACTGCTGGAACGATTGATGAAAAGTCTTTTTCTACGACTGCAACACCTGGACTAAGTTGAAAAGGCATTGTAATTCTCCTTGTTACATGTACATGTTATTTGTTTGTGCCATTTGAGTTTGAGCATTCACTAGATTATTTAGTAAAATCAACTTTTTAAAAGTTGTGCAGAACTGGTTCTTCCGAACCTTGTCCATCGCTAATAAACCCAAATGGGGTTAGTTCATCTTCAATCATCTTAATGCGGGACTTATAAATTAGTTCCCTCATGTTTATATCATTCAAGTCTTTAAAATATGGTTGGGTTGTTAGCCAACCAAAAAGAACTAGAGTCATAACTAAATCGTCAGTGTATCCATCGTCTGCAGCATAAGACCCTCTAGATTCAATAAAAGTTGTAATCTCTGAAATAGTATCTGCATCTGGAATTAACAATTTCTGCTCTTCCACCAGAGTCTTTAAGTTCATACAACCAATTCGTTTTACTTTTCTATCTGTCAAAACACCCAATTGTGCACGACCACCACCAAATCCACCTGAAACAGTTTGACCAGTGGTAGATCTATTTACAAATAAGATGTTTTCATATTCTAATTCTTGGTGCAGAATAGAAGCAACCTGCTCGCTACTATTTATCTCTACTAGAATATACGCCATATTGTATTCTTTGGCCACCTTAAAGATTACATTTGGATACAACAAGGGCGATATATCATTTTTACGATATTTGGCAACCTGTTTGTAGGGAGCTTCGGTAATATCGATAACCGAAAATGCTGAGTAATCACCACCAACACCCTTCGCCGTATCAACAATAATACAATAAGAATGGGGTGGTTTTAGTATTGGTTTCCCAAACTTGTCCATCTTTTCAGTATCGACTTCATAAACTGGTTCTTCAAATACATCCAATCCATCTCTCTGATATATTGGATATGATGGAGACATTCTACCAATCGTATCGGCATTTACTAATGTTAAGGCAGAACCTAAAAACTTACAAAGAACCTCTTGGTTGTATTTTAGATCTCCAAGAATAGATCTTTGTTCTTCAGCCCATCGCTCATCTCGACCTGGGATTTCCCAGTATGGAATGAAACAATTTACAAATCCATTTCGTTTATTCTCGGCATCATTCCAGAACTTCCAGAAATGATTGTATCCAAGAGGAGTAGAACTTAGTAGAATCTTTGTTGTTTCACCAGCAGAAATAGTTGGATAAACAGAAGTAAAAAACTGTTCAGCAACAGTATTTGGAATAATCGCAGCTTCGTCAACATAAAGTAAGTTTACAGATTTACCACGAATACCTGATGTAGAAGTAGCCGAAGTAAATACCTTAGAACCATTTTCTAATTCGATATCACCTTTGTTCCAAGACTTAACACCTTGTTGAAGCCAGATTGGCAATCCTTCATACATAGTTTGGTATCGAGCAAGAACTTCTCTGGCAGCAGTTGCTTTGTTTGCCAGAATCGCCACATTTTTAGCATCTTGAAATATTGTATACCAAAGAATATATGCAGCAGATGTAGTTGTTTTACCTTGCTGACGACCTTCCATAAGAATAACTTTACGATTCTCATGGATTATATTTAATTTTCTTTTTTGGCACTCGTATAATTTAAAAGGTTGTAGACCTTTATCTAGCGTAACAATCTGACAATAAGTTTCGATGAAGTAAATGTAATCAGTTTTACACTTGATGTATTCTTGAACCTGTTCAGGAGTAAACTCAACAGGAACACCGATTGCTTTTAAATTTGGATTTGCATTATATATTTGAGCCATTTAGAATGCGTCTTGCCAAGTTTCCGTAATAGTCCCAGTTTCAAAATCACCTGCTGCTGTGTATTTTCTTCCAGGTTGTGAAAGTTTGTCAATATAAACAGTTTTAATTGGACCTTGTTCGCCGACTGGACCGAAGAAGTTTGCTTTCAATGTGAAGTTTAAAGTATAAGTTACAAATCTACGAGTCTGAAAATCTCCATCGTAGTCATCTTGAACGGCAACATTGTTTAAGATTATAGGAATATCTAGTGCGACACTCATATCAGGAATAGCATTAATGCTTAATGTAAATTCTGGAGTGAAATATGGCAAAATTTGCTCAACAATCTGTAGAGCATCTTCTTGAGTTTTAGTTAAAATATAAAGTGAGATATCAATATTGTATGGAACAGGCGAGTACATCTGTTTCATTGTAGCTGGATTTGCTCCATTTGCTTTATAACAAGAAACTTGAGACATACGATTTACTTTACGGATTGGATCGTAGTTCATTCCTGTAATTTCAAAAGACATTCTAGGTAAAATAGTATAAGTGTTTCTCTCTAATGTTGGATCTTGTTCAACACGAACTAACCATTTTTCTTTTGGAGCATATGCTAGTGGGACAATAACTGTTTGTTGAACAACACCATCATTATCTGCTCTTTCAATTTTAATGTTGCTAAACATACTACCAAAAGCAACAATAACTTTTCGAGTAAGTCCGTGGTAAAATGGAGGAATATTTAACATTACTGGATTTCCCCGAATGGGTTGTTTGTATCAAATACTAAATCGCTGGCTTCATTTTTAAATTTAATATTATCGCCATATGATTGTGGCAAATCTGGATTTGGTTCAATGCTAACTGTTGCAGCAGCTGACACACCAGCGTATGACAAGGTGGCAGATCCATTAACTTGCGATCCTGTTGTATGTGCTGGCGCAGTAGAACTAAATGTTCCACCGATTACAGCTGTATATAATCTATTTGAATAAAAGACTTGAGCATTTGTGCTTACTGTTCCATTGGCAACCCACTGAGTTCCGATTGTTACTGTTGGAGCAGAATCATATCCAGTACCAACATTTGTAATGAGTAAAGAAACTACACCACTGGTAACTGTTGGTGTTAAAACAGCTGGAGAAAACGCTTGAGTTCCACCGCCACCAGTTAATGTAACAGTTGGGGTATTTGTATATCCTGTTCCTGCTCGAGTCATCGTCACGGAAGTAACAGAACCAGTAGCATTTCTTGGATAACTAGTATCATAGGATTTGAGTGTTTCAAACACATCAATATCTTTCAGACCAGTATCAATATGTTCAGAAGCATACTGGAAGAGTTCAACTTGTAATTTGTAAACATATAGTTTACCAAGCTGATAAAAAGGATTTTGATGTTGCACAAACTTAATTTCAAATAAACCTTTGGTTAAAGGGAAGTATAGTAGATCTCCCTCGCAAGGTCTATTTGGTAATTGAGCCTGATTAAATCTTCCAACAAGTTGATCCCAGCGACGACGAGCAACTGTTAATGTTGCTGATTGTTCCATCATTAAACCAAACTTTTGAATAAATGCTCCCTGCCCTTCAAACCCATCAACATTTTCTAAGTACATTTCTATACCGTAAGCATGTTTAAATTCTGACAGGCGATCTTCGCCGAGAATATTATCTTTGGCTACAAGGGTTCTTGGAATATAATAAAAATCTTGCCCATATACCTGCAGTGATTCTACGATAATATCTTCAATTAGATATTGTTCGTTGGCAGTTCCTTGAGAGAAGTATACATTTCTAGCCACATTCTATCCTAGGAAAAAGTCTAACGGAGCAGACTTGTTTTGAATTTCGTCTTCTAGTGCAATAATTTCCTGCATTGCTTCATTATATAAAGAATTACCATCTAAAGTTACACCACCTGGGAGTTGTAATCCAGAAAACTTTTTAAGATTTGTCGCCCACTGTTTCTTAAACAGAGCTGTTGTATATTTTTTAAGCCATGGTTCGTTCCAGACTTTTACAAACTCTGTTGGATCTAATGCTCGATATGCTTCAACAACAAAGTAGTCGCCGATGTTTATTTTATTAATTGATTTCCAATCAACATCTATGTATAGTTTATCCATTAAACGATTGAAACGATAGATTGGTTTACCATTTAATATTAAATCTAGTGTAGCCAAATGGCTCATTACTGTAGTGTAGTAAATTAATGAGGTGCTGGACAAATCATACAAATCGTTTAATCTAAGCTGATATTGTAGATCGAAAATAGAACGAGAAGAAGATGTTCCTTGATAGAGTGGTAAAACTCTTGACACACCATAGACTAAATCTGGAATTGGAATCCAACCATTATCGATATCGCCAGCAATATAAAAACTAGAAGCTGTTAATGTGGCAGTAGTTCCGTCTGGGTTAGATATGGTTTCGTTTGCAACAAAAGTTCCAACAGTTCTGGAAATATATAAAGTGTTACTGTCTTTGGCTGATTCAACTGTTGCCGTAGCACCAGAGGTTGCTCCAGTAATTTTAGAAGCACCTGCAAAAGAAGCAGCATTCGATCCAGTAATATTTAATTCTGAAGCAGTAATTTTATGCTTTAAGTAAATTTTTTCAATACCATCATAGTGGTATAATCTAAAAACTTCTAATGCTTCATCAATACGATCTTCTAACTGGTCGTCATCCACATTTATCTCAAGCACTGGAGCTCCCAATGCTCTTAGGCAATATTCTGACAATGTTGCTCTTGAATTAACTGCCATATTAATTTCCTAACTTTTGTTTAAGTTCATCAATTTGTTTTTGTTGTTCTTTAATGGCTTCAACTAATAGTGGAATAAGACGCTCGTATTGAATAGTTAAATACTGTTCATCGATTGGAGCTGGAACAACAACTTGAGGTAGAACTGCTTGAACTTGTTGGGCTGACAAACCAACTTCATGTTTAGAAGCATTATATCCCAGCGCAACTGCAGTTTCATTCGCATGATAGTGAAACCCATTGAGAGACATAACTTTTTCTAATGCATTTTCAATATTCCCAGTCTTAGTTTTTAATCTATCATCAGAATAGTATGCAGTAATTGTATCAGTTGCTCTAATTTGACCAGTAGTTCCAGACCCAGCAGTTCCAATACCAAGAGAGTTAAATCTTACATTGGCGTTTGTTGCTGTTATAGTTGGATTGTTTAAAGTTAAAGTTCCAGTGGCAGCACCGATTGATAGTGAAGTAGCAGCACCAAAAGCATTTACTGTTGTGGCAGTTGTATTGAATACATTCTGCGTAGTCAGCGAAGTAGTTAAATGTTTATTTACTTGCCAAGAATCTGATGCTGAGATATACAGTAATGTAGCGGATGCGCCATCAACAGTTAAACCAGCGCCATTAGCAGCTGCAGCATTGGCAGCTCCACTGGCAACTGTAATGTTCAAGTCATCAATATCAAGCGTAGTTGAATTGATTGTTGTTGTAGTTCCATTGACAGTTAAATTTCCAGAAACAACTAAGTCTTTATTAACTGTAACTGTACCACCATCTGAATCGCCAAGATTAATATTAGTAGTTGATCCAGCAGCACTGCCAGTACCAATGTTAATTGTTTTAGTATTACCAGAACCTACGGCACCAGTAGAAATATTAGTTGTAGAAGATGCTGTGCTACCATAACCGATTGTTAAAGTAGTTGCTCCAGCAAATGCTACAGGGGAAGTTGGTGTAGCAAAGAAAGAAGTTGCGCCAACAGTAGAATCAATCGCTGTTAAACCAGTAAGAGTTGTTGAGGTAGCTCCGAATGAAACAGTGGTGTTACCAATAGTAATATTACCAGCAGCGAAGGTTGGCGGAGTAGAAGCTCCAGTTGATTGTAAAAATGTACCAGCTGCACCAGCAGTAATAAATGTAGTTTGGTTTGCGTCAAGTTGAATTACCAACTGACCAGCAGAACCACCTGCGATGTTAGTAGCTGTTGTTGCTGTAGCAGCAGTTCCTACAGTTAAAGATCCTGGGGAAAGCCAAGTAGGAGCAGAAGAACCAGCAGAAATTAATACTTGACCAGAAGTTCCAGCAGAAGTTAATCCCATTGCAGCTGCAGTTGAATAAACAACAGCTCCAGCAGTGGCAGTAAGACTAGCATTAGTACCACCATACAACAATCCAACTGTATTACCCTGCCATGATGAGTTGGTAGATAGCGTTTTATTTGTAAGCGTTTGGGTTCCAGCATTTACGGTTACGATTCCACCACCACCAGGTGTGCTACCATCATGGAGCCTTAGTGTTTTAACTTCTGTGTCGTAAGTTATCTCACCAATTGCTCCAGTGAACGCATTGTTCTGGGTAGTAGTTCCTCGTCTAAACTGTACTTGGGTTGCCATTTAAAATTCCTCTTTCGATATATTTATGCTTGCGCTTCTGACCAGAATAAGTTAATATTACATGTGGCAGAAGAGCCTGAAAGGTTTCTAACAACTACTGCCAACACATCTGGACCATCTGGATAGTTAGAATAACCACCAATTGCAGCATTAGTTAATTCCTTCAACTCGGTCAAATTAATTTCAGCGAAGCCATTAATCTGCGCAAGGGTTGAAAAGTTTTGTTCGCCTGGAGTCGCTGCAGTAGTATTACTTGTAGATATCTGCGCAAACGATGGTTGTGAACCAAGTGCAAAAGTATTAACTGATGTCCAAGTTAGTGAGGATGCATCAATATTTCCAGGATTTAAAATGCCATATACTTGTACATTTTGTGTTGATGTTATCTGAAGTCTTTGTAACAATAACTGAGATCTATTAATTAAATCTCTATCGCCCAAATTACCAGAAATTGAATTTGATACTGATGGAGCCAATCTTAAAAAGAACACTGTCTTCGCCTGATTGGCAGTAAATGACTGATTAACTGCTGCGTAGTTAAAGAAGTAACCACGATCGGTGTCGAATCCACCATCCATAATATAAGATGAACCCCAGTGATTTAACTGTGGTGCTGCAGTACAACTAATTAATGTTGCTGATGTAAATCCATTACCTCTAGAATGTGTTGCAGCTGCACCGCCACTAAATGTTTTAGTTGATCCACCAATAAACATAGAGAAACTTCCACCACGAGTACATCCAGTTAAAGTATTTCCCGTTTTACCAGTATATGGAATAACTTCATTTCCAATTAACACAACACCGCCAGTAGATGGGAAACGACTCGCATCTACTAAATCAATAGAAGTTTCGCTTGTATCTAGATCTTCGTCTAATCTTCCAATGGCAGATTCATTAATTGTTTGATATCGAACTACCGTATTACCTGTTCGCATATACGCTTCATCGTTTACGTTATTTTGTTTCAAACGATGAACAAGAATCATATTACCATCTGGACCACGACACATAAAGTCAATAAAACCAGCACCATACCAAGAGAATGAAATACCTAACATTTGCATTTTGTTAAGATTCATATTATATCCTGAGATGCCTGTTCCATCTATCTTATCTGTATTAAATTGGGATTGTGGAATTCTTTGGTCAATAACAGCTGCAATTTTAATTCCAGATGAGTTACTAACACCACGATACTCTGGATTAACTGTCAATGCAGTATCGCTGGCAATACTACCAATTTTATATGTCATACCACGAATGATAATATTATCGCCAACTTTTAATTGTTGCGTAAATCGAGTACTTGTTCCCGTAACTGATTGGGAGCCTGCTGTTACTGAAACGAATCCAGACAGCTGGAATGTTCCAGATCGTTTAACGACTGCTAATTCTTGACCATCATATTCCCAGAACAATCCGTTTTGATCATCAAATGGACCAACACGAACTGATGCGCCATGCCAGTTCTTAACTGTAACACGAGGAATGTTTGTAATAACTGCAGTGGCAGATCCTAGTGCCCCAGAAGCAATAACTGTAAAAGTATTTTCTCCAGTAACTGTACTAACACCATATGTTCCATTGTAACCAGAAGTAACAACTCCTGAAATTACCACAGTCGCTCCAACCTGCAGAGAGTGATCTAATTCTGTAGTAACAGTAATTGTTGAACCAACAGTTGTTCCAGATGCAGAAATTTGATCAAGGTTAATAATAGGATTTAAAGAAACACCAGATGTCCAAAGAACACCCTTACCTGATTGGTAACGCATGTACTTTTTAGTTTGACGAGAAACAGATGCGCCATGAGAAGGAACGAAATTTGATATGGTAACACCACCATCGAATGGTCGATGTAGAACATATGCATCTGAACGAGTAAACATTGTCATGGCAATACCAGCGGATGCCACTGCGCCACCGACACGAGCAGTAAATGTAAATGTAGTAGAAGAAGGAACTGATTCAGCGAAAAAGTTTCCAGTTAATAGTGAGTGGTTTGTTCCGACAGAACTTGCAATACCAACTAGCGGAGCACCAGCAACTAGACCATGATTTGCAGAACATGTTACTGTAATTATTGATGGGTTTGCTCCATTAGATGTAACTGTTGCTAGTGGCAACGAAGATCCAGTATAGAAACCACCACGACGAGCATAGGTGATACCAGTAAACAGAGACAATCCAGTTGTGCCAACAATACCTTTGGCGAAATATGTAAACGAAGTCGAGGACGGAACAGAAGCAACAACGAAAGCACCTTCTGCTCGAGCGGAAGTATTTGTATTACCTAAACCATAAACAATAACTGCATCATTTACAGCCAATCCATGGGCAACAGAAGTTGTTACGGTAATAGTCGATGGAGAAGCACCATCTGTAGATACACCAGATAAGAAAATATCAAGTCCAGGTTTTTCATAAATTCCTGGAACACCACGAATGTCAGAATAGTTCTGCCACTTGGTTGTTTGTAAACCATATTCAAAGTCAGCATCAATTAATGATTGTGGATTTGAAACACGAATTCTTTCAATAGCGTCAACACCGAAAGCATATGGGCGAATAATATTACCAACATGTTTTGGTGCATCAGTATAAACTGCTATCTTGTGAGTAGATAGCATTGCAGAAGTATCTCTTGATAATGTTACTGTTGTAACACCATCTTGTTCTGAGAAGAAGGTTGTATTATCTAAAGAATTATATGAAACTGTCCCAGAACGAGTAGGGTCGCCAAGAGCATAGATGTTCTCTTGTGTGGTTTTATTTGTAATAATTAATAGTTGAGTTTCATCAACCTTACCTGGAAATTTAACTGTGCCAGCGTTTGCTAAACCAGGTGTAAAAATATACTTTTCAATGAGTTGGCGAGCCATTTATGATCCTTTAGAATCCAAAAATAATTGCATAAGAAATGTAGTCCGCTTTAACAGACTGATCCAAATTATTTAGCGAAACAATACCATCCACAACCAGAGATCCTAAGTTGTAGAATGATAGAGCTGGAACATCAGTAACTAAACCAAGATCTTCTGATAAAGTTACAACCAGATCAGTCACTAATCCTAAATCTGATTGAGCATTTGCTCCAAATATTGCAGAATCTACAGCACCACCAGAACTTGTTGCCCATTGAACACCAGTTCCAGTTGATTGAAGAACTTGTCCATTAGTTCCAACACCACCACCAGCAGTGAGCGTGCCAGTTAGTATTGCTGAAGAAAGAGTTTTATTCGTTAGTGTTTGTGAACCAGTAAGAGTGGTCACAGTAGAATCAATAGAGAATGTAGAACCTGTTAATGTTAAACCTGTTCCAGCTGTATAAGTTCCTGAGCCAGAGAATTGTTGAAAAACAATAGCGTCAGAACCCATTGTTGTTACTTCATCAACCTGCACCCAACCAGTACTATTATTAACAGTACCATTAGTAACATATGTAAAATCGCCACCTGCGATTTCAGCTCCAGTATCAAAATCTGTAGCACGAGTCAGAACAGTTGATGATGTTCTTGTATATATGCCATTATTAGCAGCTGCTGCTTCATTCTTAACAAGGATGCGCATTCCATTGGACAGTGTAACACCATCAAGAGTTGTCAACGCAACTCCTAAAGTTAATGTTGCGCCAACACCTAAAGTACCATTGGCGTATGTTACAGTTCCACCAGAAAGAGTGGCTAATGTATTGGTAGTTGCTACATCACACGATGCATGAATATGTAATCCTTGCTGGAATGAATCAACATAGTTTTTAGTAGCAGCATCAGTTGATTGAGTAGGCTCAGCTAAGTTAGTGATGCGTTTTGAAGCAACATCAACAGTACCAGTTCCGTTTGGAACTAGATTTACATTAGTATTTGAACCACCAGCAGTAAAAGTTAGTGCGCCAGTACCAGTGATAGAACCATCAGAAGTTCCAGTACCACCATATAGAACGCCAACATCAGTACCCTGCCAAACACCAGTTGCGATAGTACCGACGCTAGTTAAACTAGAAGCAGTAACACCAGAAGCAAGAGTAGAACCTGTTAATGTATCAGCTGCAGCAGTAACAGTAATATTAGCAGAACCATTAAAAGAAGTTCCATTAATAGTACGAGCAGTTGTTAGCGTATCGGCAGTACCAGCTGTAGCCACATTTAAGTTTGCCACACGGGTTGTAGAGGTAACAGCTAATGGTGCTGTACCTGTTGCTACAGTAGATGTTAATTGCCCTGCTACTGATAACGATCCTGTTAAAGTGCGAACTGTAGAAGTTGTAAGAATTTCAGTTAGCGATGTAGTATCTATTGGAGTAAGAGCACTAACTTGCTGTAAATAATTATAATTACCACGCTCTTGAACTTTTAAAGACCATCCAATATTTTGGATTTCGTTTGTGGAAGAGTATCCTATTACAACAAGCCCAGTTGCAGTATTTTCATAAACACGAACACGAATTGTTTGACTGAGATTTGTTATTTCTTCTTCAAATAACTGGAATGATTTAGAAGGCAGTGTATTTGATCGTATATGTAAAACAAATCTAGTAACACCGCTGGTTGCTCCAGTAGCACCTCGAATTTCGCCTATAACTGAAATATTATGAGAGTTACCAGTAAGAGTAAGTCTACCTATTTCTTGAGGTAAAGTTGGGGTATGTGTTGTGCTGAATCCAGAAGCATAATCTCGAACAAATGTATTGGGACCACCAGTAAGAATTTGTCCTGGAGCTGCGAGTATATTATTAACAGTAGTTGTGCTAAAAGCACCAGAAACTGCAGAGCCAATATTAATAGTAGTAGCAGAACCACTTAAACCAGCTGTACCTATATTGATTGTTTTAGTTTGAGCAGCTGCTGTTGCGCCAGCTTGAATGTTGGTTGTTTGGCTTACTGTGGATTGACCCAGAGTAATAGTTCCAGTTCCGCTTGCACCACCTAATGTTAATGTTCCAGATGTTTGATTAGTATGAAACGCTGAACCAGAACTACTAGTACCATTAAGAGACATCGTCCCAGTTACTGTGATTGATGAAAAAGATGGAGAAGTATTTAAGACAACAGAACCTGTTCCTGTAATTGCAGAAAATTCAGTATATTCTGCATCCCAATCTGCTGCTGTATTTAATGTAGTGCCAACACACATACACTGGACAGTAACACCAGGAATTATTGTTATAACTAAATTTCCACCAGATGAGTTTACTGTCAAATTACCAGTAGAGGAATTTTCAATTACATAAGAAACACCTGTTGCTAAAGTGCTAGTGACTGGTAAAACGATTGTTTGTGTAGTTGAACCAGTAAATCTTTGATAATGATTGCTTGAAGAAGTTAAAGTAGTTGTACCAGCTGCAGTTGCAGTGCTGGTATATCCGTCTTTAACATTAGTTGCACTTAATATACCATTAACTGTAAGATTATTTGTTGTAACAGTAGAATTAAATGTAGTTGGAGATGCGACTGCAATATTACTATCAGACTGACCAAGAGTTAATGTCTTTCCAGTCAGTGCACGAATATCGCCATTTTGTTCAAAAACAATATCAACACTGTTAATACCATCACCGATATAAACATCAGTTGCGGTATTACCTATTGATAAACTTCCACCAGCAGTTCCAATATTAAGATTACCAGAATCATCAAGTTGTATAGTTGCGTCACTATTCCCTGATGTATCTATAAAATCTATCAGTCCACTTGCTGGTGTTATAATTACATTTTTTGGCATTTTATTTTAATCTTCCGCCCAGTCTAATTTTTGATTCTGTTAGAGAACTTCCAACACCAACTAATGCTGAATTAGTTTGACTACCATTAATTGAAGAAAATGCTTGAACGGCATATGGTTTATCTAATAACACAGTAATATTTTTCATCCAGCAGCCTTCAGAAGTAGTGCTAGATTCTGCGCCAACACCAATGTTTATATAACGAGAAAATGCCACTGGATTAATTGTTAGTTGTAATGTTTCATAAGCACTTGTTGCAGCAGCACTAAATTGTAGGCTTGTTGTGCCACCAGCAACCCAAGAACTATATTGGCCACCTGAGTTGGCTAGTGTATTTGGACCAGTTCCAGAAACAACATCTCTTGCTTCAAATCTTGGATAAGTTCCAGAAAATCCTGGTGCCAATTTAATTTGCGCTTTTGCTCTTACAGTAACTCCTGCTGGAACAAAAACTGATTCAAACCAACCACATCCATAATCGCTTCCATCTGCGATCCAGTAAACTCTCCAAGCATCTTCGTTGGAATCCCAAAATCTTGTAGAAAGATAATTTTGTTGATAGATAGCATCGTATTCCATGTTGTATTCAATAACACTTCCAACTACACCATTATGCCCTCTATCAATATTACCACCGTGAAAATTACCCCTAACTTGCAAATTATTAACTAAATGAGAATAACCACTGACATAATTAAGTGTAGAATATATTAGAGTGTTATTATTGTACGCATCCGATTCTATACCTCTTCTGTTACCTGTATGTTTGTGTTTATAGTAACCTCTAAAAAAACCACTAACAAAATTAAGGTAGTCGGATCCATCAGAAATATAGTGATGAACTCCTATGTTAGAATCATAAAAGTTTACTCTAAAACCTCTAGCACAACGAGAAACATAAACATAACCAACTTCAGCCCATTCAGTTCCACCTTCTAATCTTGGTCCATACGCTTCGGAGGCAACTGCTATACTATTGTAAATACATTGACCTTCACGATAGTATATACCATAAGAAGTATTAAATCTACCTTGAACATGACAACATCTTAATTGGTCATATCTACCACGAATCCAAAATCCACCCCAATCACGAGAAGAGGTGGAACCAGTCATTACAACACCTTCGTACCATCCTTGTTGAGAAAATGCTGGGACTGTTGATGTTAATGTTACACCTGCAGGTAAACTTACATTTGCTTTCCAGTTTCCCTCACGAATATAAATTCCACCCTCTGCTTGTCCATAACTGCTACCACAATATTTAAAATATACATCTTTAAGAATAACTGCTCTAGTATAATTGGTTCCACCAGATTCAATGTAAATTCCATAGAAATCTGTATTTGGTATAACTGGTTCTACTACAACATCTCTGGTTAAACGATTTACTAATGCACCAGAAACTACATTATAACCAATCGCTGCGGTAAGTGTAATAACATTTCCAGCAACAGATTGAATAGTGTGTTTATATCTTGGACCAGGAGTTTCATTTCCATAAGCATTGTAGGCATAGTCAGTTGTTCCTCCTGCCTCGCTTCTGGCTTCAATCCAAATATCATTACCAGCAACAAACATATTTGCATTGGCAACTGTAATTGTTGTTGCTGCTGCCAATGAAGATGCTGTAGTAATAGTAGCACACTTTCTTATTTTGTCACCAGTTGCATGAATTTTATCTGAACCAGTTTCATATACTGTTAAACCAGTAACAGTGCCAGTAATAGAACCAGATAATGTTAATGTGTGGTTTCTATAATTAATTGCACTAATTGTGTGTATATTTCTATTCGCACCTGTACCAAAAATAATTATTTGGCCAGCTCGGAATACCTTTGAATTGGCGACAACTAAACTTGTTCCAGTGGCAGAAACAACTGTAGATTCTGGACCAACGAATTGTCTAAAATAAACTGTATTAACATCAATATCGTGAATCCAAAAACCTTCATCTCTTAATGTAGTAGCACCTGCGTTTCCTGCTTGCGCAGTTGTATTATTAAAAACTGCAAACCATTCGCCCACTGCAAAATTTGTGGCAGAGGTAAATGCAAAACTTGTTGCTCGTTCATTAACACCTGATGCTAAAGTAGTGGTTGGCATACCATCACTACCTTCCATAATTATATTTGCACCTGTTTCGCCCACTACATATAAAATATGTGATTCTGCAGCAGTTCCTTTAAACTGTAATGTATGACCAGGACGAGCATGATATGTTCCGTTGGTTCTAACTTGTAACCTACCATTCATTCTAAGAACAGTAGTTGCTCCTGATTGAGATTGTAGTATTCCGTAAATATTACTGTCATTAAATCCGTTAGCGACAGGTGTAGTAACATTATATGTTACAGTATGACCTGTAGCAATAACAAACGAGTCTGCGTTGACTGGTACTACTCCTCCTACCCATGTGGTAGTGGCGTCAAAGTTTCCAGATTGCGCTGATGTTATTGTTGCCATGGATATTCAATCTCTGGTTCTGGTTTGCTGATTTCAATTTCTAATTCTGTGCCATTATCTGAAATGTTATTAATAACAACTCCAGCATCATTGGTAATTACTTCTAGAGTTTCTTTATTAATTTTAATATTAAGCAGCATATTCAACCTTTAGTTTTTCAACATCGCTTCTCTCGCCATAAACTACAAAGAAACAATCAATAGTTCTATTTAAGACATTACTGTTTTTAATATAGACTTTATTATCTTCAATTTTCTCAACAAATAAATTCTGATGACTTCCAACTGGTGTAAGATTTACAGAGATGCTTTCTGGATCTACTAATTTTGTCCAATATTCTGGTAGTTCTATAATATTTTCTTTAATTCTTCCACGAATATAAACGCCATTTTCTGGACCTTCTAAAGATCCATATCGAAGTTTCATTTCTTCTTTGGTTGGGTGTGGTATTACGAACGATTTGGTAGTTGCGGCAAATGAGCCATTGACTTCTAGTGCGTAGCCTGGTGTGGTTGTATTAATTCCAACATTACCATTGGCCAATATGCGCATCTTTTCTGTTGGAGTCGAATCTAAAGTTCTTGTAGAAAATGTTAGATATCCACCAGTTGAAGAATCTAGATTGTTTGGTAAAGCAGTAATATAAGCTACATCTTTTCTTGTTCCAACAGAATCAGTAAGTCTAAATCTTAGTCTGGAAGATTTTGTTATGTTATTGGCAGTATTACTATTAGTAATAGTAAGATCTGTTGAAGATGTTGTATTTTGTTCTGTTTCAAGTATTGAAGCTGGTGCTGAGACAGTACCAATTCCAACATTACCAGTGTTTGTTATTTGAAAATACTTTGTGCCAAGTGTAGTTACAGCAGAAGTATCTCCACGACCAAATAACAAACCATTATTTTCAGAAATAACTAATACTGATTGCCCACTAACAGCTTGATTACCACCAGATGCAAGATATAAGTGGTCGTCATAAGTTACATTGTAGTTCCACTTAATAATTGGATGATCTGTACTTGTCGTCCAAGAAGAATTATTTTGTTGAACAGTAAAATAACCATCCAAACAATTTATCTTTAGATTACTATTAGCATTAACATTTCCAGTAAATGTTTTATTTGTTAATGTCTGTGTGCCAGTTAATGTAGCAACAGTAGAATCAATAGCGATAGTTCCGCTAGTCGTAATTGTTCCACCAGTTAAACCAGTGCCTGCTGTAATAGAAGTTACAGTTCCTGAACCACCAACACCACCTGTTAATAAGTTTGATCCAACACCTGCACCTGCTGCAGTAAGATCAATATAAGCACCACGATTAGTTCCGCCATCTTCCCAAATACGCAACTTGTTCTGAAAGACATCTATTCGTACGCCAGCACCAGCAATAGTTGTATTAGTTTGTGCTTTTGTTAATAGGATTTCTCCACCCTCGTCGCCACTAGAGTATGAACTAACAAGATTTCCTGTAGAAGTTACAGAAGAACCAGTAATTGCAGCTGGAGTAGTTCCACCGATTATGGCATCATTGATTGTACCACCAGAGATTACTGGAGAAGTAAGAGTTTTATTAGTCAGCGTGTCAGTAGTGGCACGACCGACCAGAGTATCAGTAGAAGTTGGAAGAGTAAGAGTTCCAGTATTAACAATAGTAGAAATTACTGGAGAAGTAAGAGTTTTGTTGGTTAGAGTTTGTGTACCAGTGAGAGTTACAACAGAGTCATCAATTGTAAAACTTTTAATTACATTTGATGCATTTTTAAAGTACAGTTTTCCGTCGGTGTAGTTGAGTGCTACTTCACCGTAATCTAGATCGCTTGTAAGTGGAACTTTCGCTGCTACTGAAGACTTCTTCAGTAAAACTTTATTTGCCATTCTCTAACCTTAAAAAAGGAAAATATCAAAAAGATAGAGAGAGTAAAAACTCTCTCTTTTAGTATTTAGTATGTACCACCATCGATGTTAAATCCATCGAGAGTTGAAGTTGCTGCGCCAGCACCATAAATGCTACCACCAACGCCAACACCACCTGTAACAACTACCGCACCAGTTGTAGAACTTGATGATGCAGTGGCAGCAGTAAATGTTGTCGCACCATTAGAAGTTAAAGTAGTAAACGCACCAGTAGATCTAGTTGTTGCACCGATTGGTGTATTATCAATAGAACCACCGCTGATTGCTGCACCTTGGATGGTTTTATTAGTTAATGTTTCTGAACCAGCAAGAGTTGCCAGAGTACCAGTAGTTGGTAATGTTAAAGTTGTTGTGGCAGTCGCAGTTAAAGTTGTGGCGAAAGCACCAGAGGTGGTAAGATTACCACCAAGAGTAATTGTTTTACCAGAGTTATTAACACCAGTACCACCGTATTGACCAGTAATTACTGTACCTTGCCAAATACCAGTACCGATAGTACCTAATGTAGTGATAGAAGTTTGACCGACATAAGTTGATGCAATATCAATATTGTCAGCATTAACAGTAATACGATTTGTAGTTCCGCCAACATTAAACTCTGTTCCTGATATTGTTAAACCAGCACCAGCTGTAAATGTTCCAGTACCAGAGAACTGTTGCCAGATAACAATATCTGTACCAACAATTAATACTTCTTCAGTTTGTACCCAACCAGTGTTTCCATAAAGAGTACCATTTTCAACGAAAGTAAAGTCACCACCAGCTATCTCGGCTGCAGTGTTAAAGTCAGCAGAACGAGTAAGAACTGTAGCACTGGTACGAACATACATACCATTGTGTGCTTGGTTTGCTTCATTTTTAACAAGGATACGATCGCCATTGACTAATGTGTGTCCGTCAATTGCAGATAATCCAGCAGAAAGAGTAAGTGTAGCACCTACGCCAGCAGTGCCGTTAGCGTATGTTACTGTTCCACCAGAAAGTGTAGCAAGAGTATTAGTAGTTGCGCAATGTGCAGCTTCATGGATATGTAATCCCTCAGCAACAGTATCAACATAGTTCTTTGTTGCTGCATCTGTTGCATTTACAGGTTCGTTTAATCCTGTAAGAATAGAACCAGAAAGATCAACAACACCAGTACCATTTGGACTAATGATAATATTACCATTAGTATCTGTCGAGGTAATTGTATTACCATTAAAGTTTAAATTATCAACAGTTAATTCAGTAACACCAGCAATAGAAGTTGTTGTAGAACCAAGTGTTAATGTTGAAGAACCAAGAGTAATATTTTTAGCAGTAACAGCACCAGTAGTTACCGTAAAGTTATTGGTGTCGAAGGATGCTACACCTTTATTGCTTGTAGAAGCATCTTCACCTGCGACAGTAATCGTTGACCCAGCGTGAGTTACATCAATACCTTCTCCACCGAGGATAGAGAAACTATGGGTGGCAGGAGTTAAAGCACCAGAATCTGTAGTGACAGATTTAACAACTGTATCTTTTAATTCAACTGCACCAGAAGTAACATTGAAGTCGGCAGTTTCGAAAGAAGCAACACCCTTGTTAGATGTAGAAGCATCTTCTGCTGCAATAGTAACAGTATTTGTGGCAGAATTGATAGAAGTATCAATACCTTCGCCACCAGCAAATGTTAGCGTATCGGTAGCAAGAGCAATAGAATCTGTTCCAGTATCGCCAGCAATACCAAGAGTAGTAGTAATTGATGCTGTTGTTACAGCAGTTAATTGACCTTGTGCATTGAAGGTAATAACTGGGATAGCTGTTGAAGAACCAACTGTTGATGCAGTAACACCAGTGTTAGTAATAGAAACTGTAGAAGTATTACCAACATCAGAGTTAGTAATAGTAATACCAGTTCCACCAGTAACTGCGCCACCGACTGTATCGTAAATATATTCGGCGAGAGTATCTCCGCCAATGTTTACGCCACCATTAAATGTAGCTGCGCCAGTAAAGGTAGAAGTGCTGCTGGCAGATAAAGTTGTAAACGCACCAGTGCTTGGTGTAGTATTGCCAATCGGAGTACTGTTAATGCTAGAGAATGAGGCAGAAGCAGCTTGAATTAAACCAGCAACATACAACGCTCCACCAATACCAACACCACCAGTAACTACCAATGCGCCAGTGCTTGTGCTACTTGCTACATTAGTAGAAGTTAAATTAACTCTACCAGTTCCATTCGGAGCGAGAATTAAGTTACCATTAGTGTCGGTAGTACTGATTGTATTACCATTTAAATCTAAATTATCTACTTTAAGATTGTCTAACTTGCTGCTAGAATCTACAATTAAAGCAGAAGAAGCAGTTAAAGTTCCATGGACATGATCGAGTAAATCAGTAAAGTATTTACCACCAATAACATAGTGTTGCGCTGCATCGCCAGCAGTTTCTGTTCCGAAACCAATGTATAATCTATCACCACCATTTGCTTGAGTCCCTGATAAAGCAGAGTATGCTAACTCACCAGCGCCAAGTGTTGTTGGATTTCCTGAGGTCGGGCTGCGTTTTATGCGAATTATTGATGCCATCTTTTATTTCTCCGTTAATATTGTCCACCAGTTACATCTTGCGCATCAAGAATTGTAGTGGAAGTCCATTTATTCGTTGTTGTTTTATAGACTAATACTGAGCCATCTATTAATATATTAGTATCAACATCATTTAATTCGCCAACTCCAACTTGCGAAGCAGAAGCACCTTGTATTCCAACTGCCGATACCGTAGTTGATGTATCAGATTCTACTGTTGCTGTAATTAGTTCACTTGATATGACTGTTGCTGATATATCGCTCATTTTATACCTTTGTTATTTCAGGGGTAATTATAACAAGTCCCTCCAATGCTCGAGATTTTTCTCCAGTATTAGAAGTTAATTCTATGTCATACAGGTATCTACCTGCTTTAATAGCACTTGATGCTGTAGGAGAAAGTTGTAAGCGAATTTTCCCAGTGGCAGCATCATATATCGAAGCTGTAAAACTTGTAGCAGTGGAGGACTGAAAGGATTTACGAAACTGAGATGCGACTGTATATCCAGTTAAATTCATAGCAGTTCCATCTTGATTTGTAAGTGTGATGATGCTACTGAATGTAGTTCCTTGATCAATAACAAGATTGCTTATAGTCGCCATTCAAATTCTCCAACCTTAACTCTTATATTTATAGTTTACAATAGTGTAACTTGTAATAAAAAACCCACCGAAGTGGGTTTAATTGATCTTATATTTTTACTATAGATCTGTTCTGGTATAGTTGAAGGAACCATAACCAACCTGAGAAGGATTACTTGCTGGATCCCAACCATAATACCAAGAAAATACATTATGCGCATTAACATATCTGTTATTGCTAGTGATAAACGCAAATCCAGATTCGCTTGCTCCACCAAGTGGACAAATCATAGAAACTGGCTCATGGAATCTTGGTTGTAATGGTTGATATGATGATCTTTGGAAATGTTCCCATGGTAATCTGTTACCACCACGAATATGCTGGCCAGTTGGATCTACTCCACCATTGTTACCAACACCACGATGCATATTACCACCAGCGCCACCACCTGTCCAAACTCTATTATCAGAGTTGTGATACATTAGCGCAACATAACCATCATGACCAAATTTAGAAATATATTTAACATCGGTCATATTACCCATATGGATTGGAACTGGTGTTTGTGTATTTGGATTGTTGTATGGATTGTCACTGACACACTCATCATAGTTCAAGTGTTTTCTATATGTGGCGAATTGACCATATCCATTGTCGCCAACCATATACATAACTCCAGTGCCTTTTTCTTTCATAACTATTGCTGATGCCATACCTCCTCGGTTAATTACCCAAAACTCTTCGCAGTTTCTTGAAACATCAATTAAGTTTGTTAGTTGAGAGATTTTAGAACCGATACCTAATGCATTTCTTCTAATCTCAAATAATCTTGCCATTGGAGAAAATACACCAACATAAGTTGTATTTGGATTACCCATACCATACATAGATCCGCCACTCTGGCCAAAGTAACCAGTCATGTGAACAGTTCCATCATTAGTCAATGCTACAGCATTACCATACGATCCATGTCCCTGCGCTATGAATTTTTTAAGTCCGCCAAATTTAGCCCAAGGATATTTAACTCGTTCTGGGCGATATAAACCACCATAGTTACCGTTACCTAGTTGTCCGTAACCATTATAACCCCAAGAGTAAATTTCGCCATCTTCAGTTTGAGCATAAGAAGACTGGTAGTTATAACCAGACATCCAGCAGTCAACAATTTTCTTATCGTGGAAATATTCCTGAGGAATTACTGTTGGAGTGGAGTAATTAGATGTATTACCATGCCCCAAGTTACCATAACCATTGTAACCCCAAGTCCATACTCTTCCCGTGTTATCTAAAGCGAAACAAGAGTGTGTATCAAGCTCGTCAGAATTTGGTCCTTTAGCACTATGACCAGTTTTAATAATATGAACATCTCTTAGAACACCAGTTCCTCTAGCACCTGATCTACCAACTCTTCGGAAATACTTATAGTCGGAAGTTGTGCCGTCTCCATTCTGTCCATGTCCGCCATAACCACAATGGTATAACTCACCATTATCAAACAGAGCAAATGTAAAATTACTAGTTCCAGTAAGTTGAATTAATTTTGGAGCACCGCCAGTAATTGATGTTCTATATCCATCAATATAATCCCAGAAATCAAAACCACCATGTTTAGTATATTGGTAAGTTGCCGATGCGTTGGAATTATCAGAAGCATACCAATTGTCTCTTTCGCCAAGACCTTTTCCTAAAGAACTCCAATCGCGACCAATAAACGATAACTCATAGTTACCATTAATTGTTTGCATCTCTTTGTATCCTGGAGCACCAGTTTCATTAGATTCGCACATATTGCGAGTCCATCCCATTGGAGGATACAATGCAAATTGTAAATGTTTTTTCGATCTATCGCGAGCAGAATCTTGTGCAATTTTTATCCACTTAGTGGTAAGTGCACCATTTTCATAAATTGGATGACCACCAAAGTTATTAGTGGTGCACTGATAAAAGTCGCCATTAAATCTAACTACGTCGCCAACATAGTGACGATCTTTGTATGCCCAATCACCTTTATAAATAATTCCACCAGCAATCATTGTCCAGTTAGTTGTATCAACTCCTGGTTTTACTTCTTGACCAAATAAATTATTTTCCGAGTGGTATGTGCTGTTCATCACAAAAGCTGTATTGTTAATACGAACAGTATCGTTTATTTTATAGATGGTTCCTTCATTCCACTCACCCATCCAATTTTGTTTTAATTGGGAGTAATCGAAATCACCATTTAAAGATCTTGACAGTGGCATTTAATTTACCTTTTTCCTATTATACTTGTTCTTCTGTTGAAATTGCAGTTCCAGCTGATTCAGCAGCTAATCTTTTGGCTTCATCTTCAAACTTTTTAGCAACAGCTTCCAAATCTACCGTATCTGGCTCAACAGTACCAGCTTTTGCTTTTTCAAATTCAGCTTGCACTCTAGCGTCTTCCTCGTCAGCAATTTGTTGCGCTTTTACTAATATAGACTCTGAAATTGTATGCAAAGAAATCAAATCTTTCGTGTGAATATTTTTATCGTAAGCTGGTAATCCAAGTTTATTTAGATATTCTGGATCTTCCTTGTATTTATTTGCAATAGTTCCATTATACAATAATACTGTATTTGTAAAGTTTCCATCTAATTCAGTTTCGATAACAAAATCATTGTCATCGGTTGGTTCTAACATTTCTTCTGTCATGTCTTCATGCACAGAGTCATATCTTTTCTTATCAATATTAATTAAATGAATATTTTCTTTATCAAATTCTGTTGGATATCTATCATCTAAACTACCTTTAGGTTGTACTACTCCATTTATTTCTTCGTCTTCTTCCAAAAATTTTTGTAAAGGAAAATTTAAAGAAGGAAAAAATGTAGTAGCGTCATTAGTTTGAGATACGATTTTTCTAGTTTTAGTGATTGCCATAGTAGCCTTTACATGAAATTAGTTACTGACATAGGAGCATACTGAGGCTCGCCCTGCCCATTTAAATTGTAATTGTAATCTCTACCAGCGGTAAGAATTTCACCACGCTCAGTCAACCAGTAGGCAGTAACTACATGTCCAGAAGTACCATCATAGTCTCCATTACCCCAAATATCAACTATGCGATTTCCACAATCGCCAGCTGCGCCCAACTCTGAAAGCGGATGCTTATCTTTAGCAAACATTATTCCATACATAGGACTTGGCATTATGCAACGAGACCAACCAGCCTGTGTGCTGCTAGTTCCGTTTTGCTGATTGTATGTATTGTTATTTCCTACATAACTTCCATGCCCAACACCACCTTCGCCATACTGATTCCAACCATGAGCATAAGTTATACCATCTTTATCTAAGGCATACATAGTGTTTCCACCTGAACGACCCTGTCCTGAAATCTGAACGATGTCAGTCATAGCACCCTTTGGACCATAGTATTGTACTGGAGTTAGTGCATTTGATGAGGAAGTACCATATTCATAGTGACCACCATGTCCGCATCCCCACAACTGTAAGGATGTGTCAAGGAAATATGAATGACCAGTTCCGCCTTCAAATGCCCAAATATTTTTAATACCACCACCAATTCCCCAACCTGCAGTAGAAGAAGTTCTTCTTAGCGGTCCAGATGAATTGCCATCAGAAGTAGTATTATTAGTGCCTAATTGTCCTTGATCATTTTGACCCATAGTCCAGACATGTCCCTGTCCATCAAGAACCATAATGTATTCTCGGTTTTCGTGTGATGGTGTAACAATTTTCTGAATACCACCATATGTATTCCAATTGATAGGTACTTTGTAAGGTGCAGCACATTGCGAAGCTGAAACCATAACACCAGAAGTAGTAAATCCAAGTTGTCCGTAGTTATTTCTACCCCAACCCCATAAATTGCCTGCTTCGTCTAGTGCGTGAATAGAATTCTCTTGAGTGAACATATCAATAATTCTGTTACCCTCAAAGAAAATATCTTTCTGTAGACACATTGGCGAGCGAACAGCATCTGTTTGATTGGCAATACGCATACCACTCGATAAGTGATTTTCTGGACCAATACCGCACTGACCATATCCGTTATAACCCCACATCCACAACTCACCAAACTCATCTAGTGCAGCGTACCAAACAGCCGAGTTTCTAGAATTTGAAGCACCACCAGCAAGTTTAACAATGGCACGATTTCCAAATCTTTGTCTACCATGTTCAATGTAAGAAGAAGAATAGTCTGCGTCCTCGCCAGTACCTAGAGAAGAACCAGAAGAAGTACCAGCAACAAGAACAGTACCATAAGATGTTAGAGAAGCCTGTGTAGTCCACTGCGCAAGATTTTGCGTTAATCTTGGTCCTGAACCTCTGCGATGATTATTATTAAATGATTCATTTCCGTATTGGCGAGTTTGATCAGAATAGTACTCATTAAAATGTTGCGCAGCTTCTTCGCCAGCAAACAGACGATAACCATCGTATTGGCCAGGTGTGCCCTGACCATAGTAACCATGTCCCTTACCAATTCTGTGACCACGACCATCTGATCCAAGAGAAATAGATCCACGATATTTTTGTTGCGCTGGTGCGATCCAGGAATTCCATGACCAAGTCCAAGCAGCTAATGGATTTGCATCTGGATCTTTATGTGTTGCTGGAATAAACCATGGAATACTAGAGTATGCACAAGCTACAGTACCAGTGCCAGTACCAGCTGATGTACAGATAAATTGTTCACCAACTACATAATTGAGGCTGGCTCCATTTAAATTAAAATTGGTATTTCCAGTTGAAACAATCGTATATGTTGTTCCTGGAATCATTGCTGTAGCATTTACAACAGTAGAATTGCCGAAAGTTGGTTTAGTAATATAAGGATGTCCTCTCCAGTTGAAAGGATTCTTATTAACACCAATAACAATTCTTTCATGTGGCAATGCTTCATTACCAACTAAGAAAGTTTCCCAGCAGCCCAAATAATCAAACAAAGGATCTACTGCTCTTGTAAAACGAGCAGAAGGCTCGCTAGAACCATGCGCTTGCACACAAATATAACTTTGATTATTTCTTATGACGATTTCGCCAGGAGTGTATGTTCTGCATCTGTTCCACTGACCGAAGGCTGTGTAATTATTATCATCACTTAGTGTATCACTAAAAACATCCCAGTCAACATCGTTCAAACATGTTTCATACATTCCAGCCATTCTTCGTGTTCCGATAGTAGCTGTATGTGCTCCCAAATTTACATTTGAGTTAATTGCTTTACTAACAGTAATGCTTACTGTAGTTGATGTTAATAGAGTCATGGAAATAATTTTGCTATCTGGCTCTAACCATTTAGAGTATACAAATAAATTTCCAATAGGAGCAAAAGTGTTTAAATTGCTAAATGCGTATGGCAATGTAACTGTAAAAGTACTGCTAAATGCTGGTATTGAAGTAATGCTTACTTCCAAAGGTTCCATACTGTAAATTGGAGTATTTACTTTTGCAGTTTCATTTTTGTAAATAAAACTTCTATTCCTGAACATAACAATATCGCCTTGCGTATATGTTGTTCCTGAACTGTAATCACCTTTGAATACAAGTTTAATTTTATCTAGTGTTAATGTGGTCATTTATTTTTCCTTAACCTTATTGGTTCTTTAATTTAGTCATGACATTCCAATAAGAACCTCTATAGTTAGCTCCGCTAATGTTATAGTCATTTGAATAACCAGTATTATATACTCTACCTGTAGATAAGTCTACATAGAGACCAAATTTGTTACTTGAGTAACCAGTTGGGTAATATTTCCAATAGGAACGATATGCACTTTCCTGAATATGTGGAAATAACAAATTATTTTTCAATCGATAGTTTTCAGAAATATTATCTGGATCTCTCTTTTGTCTTTGGTTATAGGAATCGTTATGTCCCGAACCCCATGCGCCACCATTATTCGCATATCCACAGAAATACCACTCACCATCACTTCTCTTGACTGCTGCATTAGTATAAGAAGAGGATCCAGTATTTGAAGCAAAATCTACCACATTGGTTAGAGCTGCTCCTGCTCTAAATTGAGTCTGCTGTAAAGTATTATACTGAGTGCTGTTTGCTTGACCAACCGACAGCTGATAGTAACCATTATATCCGCAAGAGTAGCAAGTATTGCTGCTATCGGAAGAACCTCTAGTTACATACATTGAACTGTATTGACCACCGAACATCCAAGCATTGTGGCAGTCTGTTATTAAATCTCCACTTGGACTTCCCATTTGTGGAGATGAGGTATCAACTGTTGTTGAAACACCAGAATATCCTCCAGTGTACACTTTTAGTGGGAAAGTTACATTATATGTATGATTATGACCCAATGCTCCGTAACCATTATAACCCCAAGTGTACAGTGTACCATCTCGTCTAATCATTAGCATAGATACTACACTACCACCATTCGCTGCGCCACCAGTATTAAACTTTTTAATACCAGTTGTTGAGGTAGTTCCCCAAATATTGTTGCCATTGTCAATTTTAATTCCTGTTAAGGATGTTCGCTGCGATGTATCACCAACACCAAGTTGACCATATCCATTATATCCGCAGGCATACATTTTTCCTTGGTCAGTTAATAACCAGAAGCAACCATAACCACCACCAGTTGCCCAAATTTCAATAATCTTACCATTCGTTGCTTGATCGAAAGAAACTAGAGTTGGCGCATAGTAGTCACTTGTGTTACCATGACCGAGTTGTCCGTATCCGTTATAACCCCAAGAATATAATTCACGAGTGTCATCGTTATTACGAACTAATGCGTAGTTAGATTTTGTGCTGTTTGTACCACTGGCCGATGATGCAATTCGAATAACTTTTTTAGTGCGTAGAATTGTAGTGGTATTTGATCTATTTACATTCGCATAACCGCATTGTGTAAAATTAGTATAGCCATTAGTATTTCCATGACCACTTCCACCTTGGGCTTGATATCCACCAGCGTGAACTTCTCCATTGTCAAATAGAACTAACATTCCAGCATCTAAACCACCATCACTTTCAACCTGAATTACTTTTGGTACTGGTTGCGTACCATTAATAGCAGTAGTAGGTAAAGAACCATCAAACCAACTTAAATGTGCAAATTGACATTCAGTAGGAGTTTGATGAGTACTTCCAGTTCCACCATTACTTAAATTTGAACTTGTATTTCTTCCATAAGTCATTATTGTATGTCTTCTGGTAATATACTGAATAGCACCATTACCAGCTAAGTCAATTCCAGGAGTTTTAAACTCACCAAAACTGTCGCCCATACCAACATAACTAACACCAGGAACAGCCAACGCATATGCATCCCAGACACTCTTATGAGTTGGGGCATAACCTTCGTTCGGTCCAAAAAGATAAGCAAACTTATCTCTCATTGTTCCTTCAGAAATCATTCTCCATCTAGTTGTTTGTACTTCAGGATATTCAGTTGTAGCACCAGCAGTATGTGCTAAAATACAAACATATGTGTTTTGTTCTAAGTAGTTGTGATGATCATTATATGGTCGAACAATTTTTCTAGTTACGATATCGCCAACTTTATATGCAGTAGTCCAAACCCACTCGCCTGCAAAATAAGTTCCTCTACCATAGTGGTACCAGTTAGTAAGATCTTCTTGCGGATTTGTTGCAGAAGTATGACTTGTAGTACAAAAATAAAAAGTATTTTTATATGTTACAACATCATCTTTTAAATATGCGGTTGAAACAACCCATTCACCTCTTGGATTGAATCTTAACTTACCTAGAGTTACTTGTGCCATTTATTATACCTTAGTATGTTGCAGTTAATTTGCCTGTTGTTTGATCGATGGCAAGTATTAATTTATTAGAGAAAAACGCAGAAAGAGCATTTTCAATATTAGTAGTCGAAGTGCTTGCTTCGCTACCAAGAATTTGGTTATGGATTAAATTACCATTTGCGTCAACAGATAAAATGTTATATGCTGATACTGAGATTGGAGACCAAAGAGTACCATCATAAATTTCAGTAATAGATAAAGTAGTATTATAGCGAACCATTCCCTGTACAGGAACATTCGGACGCTCTGCGGTAGTACCAACACCTATGGTAACATATTGATCGCCTAGGACTGTAGCTGGCATTATTTAACTCCTTTTAAGTCTTCTATTTCTCTATTTAGGTCTTTTATTGCTTCTATTAACAGGGGAATTAACTTGTCATATTGCACTGTTAGATAGTTTTCTCCAGAACGAGAAATTTCTGTATTTTCAAACATAACAAGATCAAATGGAGCTGGCTTAACTGCTTCTGGCAAAACCCTCTTTACATCTTGGGCTATGACGCCAACTTCATTTTGTTTTTTGTAACCTAATTCTTCTGCGATAGTATTTGGTTGATACGTAACACCACGAAGCGACATTACTTTTTCTAGAGCATTTGTAATTACTTGAATATTTTCTTTTAATCTCTCATCCGAATAGTATGATGTAATTTGGTTGGTTGCTCTAATTTCTCCAGTAGTTCCAGACGCAGCAGTTCCAACACCTAATGATCCAAACTGCACATTAGACGAAGAAGATGTATCTTGTGGAGTTGATAAAGTAATACTACCAGAAGCATTGGTAACTGTTATTCTGTTTGGTGTTCCTGTTAGTGTGGTACAAGCATATAGTCCAGCAGAAGTTCCAATTAAAATTGATCCATTAACAGGGACAGTATTTGTTCCCGAACCACCTTGCGCTGGATGCAATGGTGTAGTTAAAGTAAGAAGTTGAGCCTGTATTGAACCAGCAGAAAACCCACCATCTAAATCGCGACGAACTACTTTGTTTGCAGTATTTGTGCTAGTAGCATCTGCCAACTCTAATTTATAGTCGTTTAATCTAATAAAATTGGTGTCAATTTCAACGCTAGATAACGGAGAACCTTTTACAGTAATTCCATTACTATTAATAGTATAAGTGGATGATGTTACTGTAACAGCTGCATTGCTGACTAAAGTAATTGTGGTATTACTATTGACGCTGTTAACAGTACCAATGGTAACACCAGCTCCAGTCTTTAATACCTGTCCAGGAACAACTTCAGTTAAGAATTGTGATCCAGAACCTGTGATAGTTAGACTGGAAGTATTGGAAGATATCGTTCCAGTTCCGTTGGTGATACCTGTGGTTAATCTAGTTACGATTGTAGTCATTAATGTGTATTCCCGTGCTTTGTCAGCTTGTCATTGTTATTTATTATTTATATGATATCCAGAAGGGTTATATCAACAAACTTTCTATTTTGTTAAACAACTGTATTCTGGCTTGGATTGCTTCTATTGCAGCCTGCTCAGCTTCATGTATAAGAATTGGGTCGTTTTTGCAGAAGTAATTCACCAAATTTTCTGACATTGACCCATGTTCTTCTCCATCTACCTGTATATGTCTTTCCAAATAATAATGGAACTTTGGTGCTTCGGTCTCTGATATATTTATTTGGTTCAGTATACGCTTAAACATGGATGGAATTACCGTCTCTCGACCATAAGAAAACGATGCTGCAGCACAATGTGGTCCACCACGAATTGCCTTAAATGTAGTTTCTATAAAGTCGGCAACTATTTCTGGTGCACCAAAATGAACACCCTGTTTTTCGACTTTAGACAAGTATTCTTGGATAGGAATAGTGTCAGCGTTTACTTCCAACATTGCTTGTAAATACAAGTCGAAGTGGCTTATTGAACTGTTTCCATCAGGACTTGTATCAGTTTCCTCACAAAGAACAATCTCATTAATAGTTCTGGCTATATCGGAGCGAGTTCCTCTAGTCGGTAACCATAGCTGGCTCGAGGGAACTGTAGCATGTTGCAGTGTCTTCAATAAACTCATAAAGTCCCAGACTGCGAATACATGATACTTCATAAAGATTCTCAGATCTTCAACGGACTGTATTGTATTTGTTACCAATAACGAATGATTCTCAAGTAGAGATTTGTGCTGTTGGATTTTGGTTAAATCTATTCTCATTATGTATAAAACCCTAAATAAGTCTATTGTAGAGCTACCTAAATATGTATAATATAAGGACTATTTATGCCAACAATAACAAGGGTTACCAGTGGGATGATCGCCCCAGCGCAAGATGTAATACAGACTAGAGTAGACGCTTTGCGTTCTAGATTTACAGCTGGTAATATAATTCTAGCGTCGGATGTAAATGAACTAAACAGCATTTTTACCCTGTTTGATGACCACTATCACCAGACAGTAGACTATGCTTTTGAGGCATATGGAAACCTTGGATACACAACATATTATAACACAAATCCAGAAAATACTGGAAGTTTAGTTGCGTCAGAAGTTCAAATTGTTGCAGGTGAGGTTGCCGTTGGAGATGTAATTACTGCAGAATATCATGACAAACTTAGAATAATGTATGAGGGAGCAGATGCTCATACTCATGCTATCACTGATAATTAAGATAAGGTAAACAACTAATGTCTGTTGAACAAAGCATTAATACAAATATCACAGTAACTACTAAAGAAGTTGGTGATGATATTACTCCTGACACTTTTTTACAAATGTTAAATATTTTAGAAAATTTAACAGACCATACTCATATCTTTTATGACGATTATGGAACAGCTTGTAACTGTAATTGTGCTTGCGCATGCGGAAGAGGAATCATATGAAAAACTATTTTTTTATTAAAACAGAACCAACAGTAAATAAAACATGGGCAGATGTATGCGAGGGGTTAAACTCTTATTACGCTGGACCAAATCCTGGATTACAAAATACAGATTTGGGTGGATATACTGATCAAGAACAACAAATTTACAGTTATGTTAAGATTGACAGAAAGTTGGGATTATATAAAACTGAAACTAACACACTGGCAATTGCTGTAACTTCTCCAGTTGTTGGACAAACACTTGGCGTTAGCGAATTAGATCTAGAACTAATTAAAGAAAAATTAGACTCTGGTGTTAAGACTGTTTATTTCGGTTACCTATTTACTACAGAGTCAGTTACTCAACTGCAAGTTGTAGATAACTCTGTGTACTTCGGAAGAAATCCAATCGACAATGTTCTTACCAATTTTAATGACAACACTCCGATAGAAGGTAATGTATCTTCTGCTGTCTGGATGGCATTTTACAAAATTAAAGATAGCAATGTATATTTTGTTGTATTAAATGATACTTTAGTAGACTCTACTGTAGTTCGCGACTCAGTTTCTGAAGCTGATTTAAAAACTGAAGATAATATTATTGAGTTTGTAAATAGTCATGATGGTGGATTTAAAGATTCAGTATTTAAACCAACTATTACTGGCGGAACTTTTATTGGTAAAAATATTATAGTTACCAGCGAAAACGAATTAACACTAGATGTTTTTGGTCGTTCTGCATTTCATATGATTAATGCTGGTGTAACTGTTAAAGATGCCGATCTTCCTGAGATAGATCTTTTGGTAGAATCGTCTGCAGAAATTGAAGTAAACAAAAATAAAATTTCTATAACAATCTCTGATCCAATATCTACTTTGCAATATAAGTGGAATACTGGTTCTGAACTTGACTTTATTTTGTCTGAAGAAAATAAATTACAATACGATTTTGTTATACTTAAAGTATAATCTTTTCTCATCATTATTATGGAATGAATATGTTAGAACAACCAATCGTATTTCATCGTAAGTTAAGTGTATCTCAAGCCAAAAGAATCAATGAAGACCACAAAGCATCAGTTATAGTTGATGATACTGGAAAATTTGATTATCTTACAGAAAACATAGTTACCCCAAAGGGTTTAACTAAACAAAATAAAAAAATATCAATACTGCCTTCTCCAGAGGAGAGGGTAGTTTCATTTAAAGATGCTGATTATTTGTTTAGCGAACTTGGTCAAATGAATGTTATCTTAACAAATGCCTGCAATCTTTCTTGCACATATTGTTATGAACAACACAACAAAGACTTTGGTAGATTTACCGAAGAATCCCTACTACAAGCATACAACTTTTTACTAAACAATTCTTTAGTAGAACGCAAACGCATGCAGTTTTTCGGTGGAGAACCACTAATCCACAAAGATTTAATCTTATCATTCTTAAAAAATAACAAAGATTATTTACAATCAAATGCTGACTGTGGTTGTCAAGTTATAAACATGATAACAAATGGAATACTCCTTACTCCAGAATTTATGGATGAGTATTTTAATTATACCTTCACATATATGATGATAAGTTTAGACACATTAAGAGTTGACTTAGACCATCGAGAAATCACTCAAAAACAATTAGATGATATTCTAGGTAAAGTAGAATCGTTACCAGACCATGCGAAAGAAAGAATTCATTTTAGATGCACTTTGTCTAGAGAAACTGCACCACATTTTTTAGAATATTGTAAGAAACTAAACGAAATAGGTGTTCGTGCTTTAATTATACATCCACTGATTCTAGATTCTCAGCGTGGTTTTATAAAATGGCCAGATGTAGAATGGAACAAATTACATAAAGATATTCTTACTGCATTGGATGTATATCCAAATATGTCTATATCATTCTCAGAAGGTGTTGGTAGAAAATACGAAAATAATTGCATGATTGGTTCAGACATGATTGCCATAGATGCATCAGGCGATTATTCTGGATGCTATTTCTTTACAAACCAAAAAGCCAATGGTGCTGATATTGCCATTCTTGGGAATATATTCCAAGATAAACTCTATATTGATCGGTACAAAACTTTCCAAAATTTATTTAATGAGATGTTGGAAACCCAAGAACAATGTAGAACATGTAATTACAAAAACGCTTGCTATCAATGCCCAGCTGGAAATCTAGATACTGGTTCAGCTATGTTTAGACCAGATGACATGTGTCAAAGTATTGTTAAATTGTATCTAGATTTACAAAATGATATTACTAAAAAGAATTATAAAAATAAATTTGGTCTTCTGTTAAAATCTTGCAAAGAAGAATCAGAAGAACTTGTGTTTACACGAGCATTGATTCATTTAATGTATCGCATGAGCACTAATATCTTTACTACTACTGAAGAGATTAACGAACACTTGCATAAATGCAAGCCAGAAAATTTGGCGTATTCGTGGAAACGCATGGTCGAAACTAAACAAAGACCAAAGGCAAAAACTGTTGCAGAATTCCTAGAAGAAATTGATCTGTCTGGAGAATTAGATCTTCAATCGTTATACCACTTCTTGACTGTTTCAATTGGTATACCAAAAACTGCAGATATGGATATGAGCAACTTAGTAGTTCGTGTTGGTTATTTGACTTTACTCCACATGTTAGTATTGAATAAAGAGAGTAAACTTTTTGAAGATTCACCTATTGAAAAACTATTTTCTAAATGAATTATAGTCAAGATCTAAACAATGTAAACACAATCGCAATATACTTAGGAAATACTTGCAATTTTAATTGCACATATTGTGATCGGGAGTATATCTCTGAATCTATTGGTGGCCAGAATTTCACAAACCACCATCTAAATCTCCTTACAAACTTTTTTGAACAAATCTATAAAGAGTCAACTCTCACAATAGATAGAGTCGCATTGCATGGTGGCGAACCATTTTTGTATGTGAAAAGAATGGATCAGATTTTAGAAAGAATTAAACCATATCTCGACAAATATAATCTTTATGTTTCTATCACTACAAACGCTTCTCTGGTTTTAAAAGAAAAAGAGTTTGTTAACAAGTGGAGTAAATATATTCGGTTTACATTTAGTTACGATTTTATCTTCCAGGAAACGAATCGCGAATCTGTTGAAATCCATAAGGTTATTGATTTCTGCAATTCATTGGATATTCCAATTCACTGGCAATTTGTAATCCCAGTTACCAATAAAAAAGCATTTAGTTTAGAATTAATTAAAGATATTATAGACAAGGTTCATCGTTGCAAAATTATCAAATCTTTGAATCTTATTCCACTTCGTCATACCAGAGGTAAAGATAAATTTGAAGTTTATGTTGATGAGTTAGATCTTAAACAATTTTATGATGCATTCATTCGATTCGTTAATACATTATACAATTATAATATTATGGTGTTTATTGATGGCAATTATGGCAAGATAGATAAAAATTATCTTGACCAACACTATAAGATTATACTATCACCTGATGGTTTCATTTATCCAGAATATGATTTTTGCGAATACAAAACAACAGAGTTTCAAATTGGTAGATGGACGGATGGATTATCGCCAAATTTTATTCCTACCATAAACAAAAAAGAATACACAAACTATAAAGAAAAGTGCAACACTTGTTCTTCCAAAGAAACTTGTGGTTTAAAATATTTGTATTCTATGTTTGACAGAGAGCCAGCAGTTAAGTGCGAAATGTTCTATAAGATTATAGATACCATGGTCAATTATGTGGCTAAATTGAATAGTAAACCAAACTTCTTAACATGGATTAACGATGGCCACAGATAAGCGTCAAATTATTGATGACGAACAAATGAGTTCTCGTGAGTATTTTATACGAAACGACAATTTAAACAGCGTTCACACTGAGTTATCTTTTTCTATACTAAGAAGATATAACTGTTTTGCTGGCTGTAAAATATGTTACATTGATAAAAATTTTGAAAAAGATAAAGAGAAATTTAGTAGGTTTATTCCAACTGAAATCCCAAAAGAAATAGAAGATTCTTGGGATACCATATTTAAACATTACAGAATAGTATCAACTATTGATGATCTATATTGGATAAAACACAAACAACCAGAGTTATATACTTGGTATAAAAACAATGCATACAGGTTTCACTTTGGAACTCTAACTGACAATTCATTTGTAAGAAATTATGATATTTTTATGAATGAGTTAATTAGTTACAAAACTTTTCCAGAAGTAACTTTTTCTGATGCATTTTTAGTTAAAGTTAATATTGAGGAAATACTGAATAAACTGAATGTTATTCAGAAACGATTTGGAATTAAATTGATGAAATTGGTTCAAACTAATTTAAACTCTCATGAGTGGGAACCTGTAAAGAAGTTTATTGATTGGTCAAAAACTAATGCAGAAGAGTTTAGCATTCATTACGATTTTACTAAATTTGATACTTTAGACACTGGTCAAAAAGATCAAGAAACTGTATTCGCTACATTTAATTCAGAGTTATACAACTTATGTGGCGAAATAGATTATTTGCAATATGACTCTTTCTTTTTAACATTGCCAGAATCAACAGATATTACATCAACTCCTTACCATACTATTGAAGACGGATTTAATCCAAAAAAACATCTGTCTGATCATCTAAAAGGAAAGATAACTTTATATGCTAAGTATGCTGAGAAACTAAAATATTCAATCAATAAAAATAAACAATTTTATGGATATTTTAAATGGGTTTCAGAAAATTTAATAGTTAATGATGATTATACATATATCCCAATATTATCATTAAAAAACTTTCATCCTTATTATGAACAACTGCAACAAAATGGATGGACCTCTACCAATGCTGGATTATTACTGACAGGTGCCAAATATGTTAAACCAATTTTTAATTTTAAATCATGAGTGAATATACAATTAGTCTGGCAAGTTTAAAGCGTAAACTAAAACCAGAGCCAGACAAGATACCAATGTTCGATAGAACTCCAGAGAGTTGGAGTAAGTTCAAAGTTAAAAATACTGGTAGAGTGTTTTATTATTCAAACTACGACAATGGTTTATATGATGCGAATAAAAATGCACTATCAGTTATTGCTGAGCCAGATGCCGAATATTACGCAACGATTTCTGAAACTAGATCCAGAGTAAAATCAAATAAACCATTTTGGATTAGAATTCTTCTTGGTCATGCATGCAATTATTCTTGCTCTTACTGCATGCAAAAAGATATTGGTAATCCCGACGAACGAGAAAAAATTACTACTACTGATTATTTTATTGAACAGTTGGGTAAACTTGATATGAGTCGTTTGCAAAAAATTGATTTGTGGGGTGGCGAAACATTATTGTACTGGAAAACTATCCAAGAAATTATGAGAAAGTTTGACCGAGAAGGTCTTGAGTGGTATATTCCAACAAATGGAACTCCGCTTCAAATGAAACATATTGAATTTTTTAAAACATTAAAAAGTAAAGTTGGAATTAGTATTTCGCATGATGGTCCAGGACACGAAAGACTTCGTGGCGAAGAGTTCTTACATAAGAAGGTTGATGTTTTAAGAGCCATGATTGACAATGATATTCAATTTAGTTTCAATCCAGTAATCAGTAAAACGAATTATAATTTGTTTGATATTAATAAGTTTTTCTATGACTATTGTGAACAGAATGGTATTGATTACAGTAAAATTGGAATTAATTGGATAGTTGGACACAACCATGATTATGAAAATATACACAACTCTGCAGACCATGTAATTGGTGGAGAGTCTTTAGAGAAGTTTGGTGAAGTTATTCTTGAATATATGGATAAATGTATTGAACAATTTATTCAAGGAAAAGATAATAAGTTATTTAAAAACTCACTATTCACTGGCAGTATGGGAGTTATTCCATACACAAAAACATTAAAGCAACAAATACTTCCAACATCTTCCACATCTTGCGGAGTAGATGATGAGGGTGTTTTATCTGTAGATATTAAAGGTAATGTCCGCACTTGTCCTCATACTGATGAGTCGTTTATTGGGGGACATTTGGAAGATCTTGAGAATGTTAAACTCAAGAATATTGATTTAGATAGATACGAAAAACATTGCAAATCTTGCTCAGTCTTTCGTTTGTGTAAATCTAATTGTCCTATTGAAGTTCCTGATGAAGTTTTCTTTAGTAACTGTGCTATTGAAAAAACATACCACAGAGCAGTTCAAGAAACTGCATTTAAAATTTTGTTTGGTGGTGAAGTAGAACTAATTTAATACTAAATCAAAAGCAATACATTTTCTTGTAATGTTGCTAGTATTAGTATCAACCCAGTGATTAATCCAACCTGGAAATATGATAAGATCATTTGTGGATGGCGTAATCATATATCTAGTATCTCCCAACAATTTTCCAAATTGATCAGGATTTTCCAAATACAAATTGCCAGAATTTTCTGCTTGTAAATAATATACAGCAGAATATACAACTATCTGTTGGTTGGGATTTATATGATTGTGTGAAATAACAGAAGTATTGGGTTTGCTTTCAGAAATCCAATAATTTTGAATTTTAACATTTGAATTAATTGATTTAAATAAAGTATGCAATTTGGAAGTTATCTGCATATCTTTATTTGACAAGTCGGTTTCAATTCCACCTATTGTCTCATCAACACCTAAATGTTTTGTTATAGATGATATAGAATTAAGTTCATCATAACAATTTTTTAATTCTTCATCAGTTAAAAAATTACGAAAGTGCCACAGAGGCACTCCAAACAGTTTATTCATTACAGAATAACACACTCCACAACTTTAACACCAGCGTCATCGTTAGATTCTAAAGCAATCGCAAACGAATTGCTAGTATCTCCATGGATACCCTTACCATCTTGATTGCAAATTAATGGTTGTCCTTTACGAATCGGACCAACAACTTTCACTGGCACACGACCACGAAGAGCAATTGCTTGACCAGGTGCTTCATCATTCATTAAGAATGCTGGATTTGTGGAAACTACACCAAGAACTCTTTGACCAGTTTGGAAAGATGCAGTTGCTTCAGCATCGCCAGATAAAGCAACTGTTAGAACAGTCCCAGGTTCATATTCTACATCAGTTGTATATTTTTCTGCCAAGTCAGCATACTTAGCTGAGGTTGCAGTACCATAGATTGTTCCGAACCGATTTGCTGTTTGTCCAATATCACCTGTACCATTTGTTCCAGTTTTAAAAATTGAAGCGACTGACACAAATGTTGCTGCAGTAACAGAATTTACAGAAAGTGTAGCAGAAGTTGAAATATCAATAACAGGGTTTCCTGAAACGCCATCACCATTAACAATAGTAATTCCATTTGTACCAGCAGTAAATGTTCTTTCAGTAACTGATCCAGTGCCAAGACGAGTATAAAATCCTATAGAAGTGGAAGCACCAGCAATAGCAGTTAATTCGTTAGAGAATGGTTGAACATCAGAACCGATAGATAATCCTAAATTGGCTCTTGCTGATGTAGCATTTGATGCGCCAGTTCCGCCATCGGCAATCGCCAAGTCAGTAATACCAGTAATAGTTCCACCAGTAATTGCAATAGCGTCAACATTTTGAGTAGCAGCAGTTCCCAATCCAAGACCAGCTCTTGCTGTGGCTTCTGTCGTACCACCTGTTCCACCATTATTGATAGCAACAGTTCCATTAACATTGCTCGCATTACCAAAAACTGTGCCAGTTAAATTTCCTGTAATGTTACCAGTAACATTACCAATTAAAGTTGTAGCAGTAATTGTTCCTGCAGAGAAGTCGCCATTTGAATCGCGAACAACTACAGTACTAACAGTATTTCCTGTGGCTGACTGAAATCCATCAATAGTATCAGCATCTAATCCAGAACCAGAACCATCAACTGTTTTGATTTTGGTCAAAACATCCAAAGCAGTGTAGTTTGATGCAGTTAATTTTGTTCCGACTTCCACATTAATATTGTTGAAGTTGTCGTCGACCTCTTGATTTGTAAGAGGACTACCTTTAACATTTCGAAGAACGATTGTTGCCATTATTCTTTACCTTTAATCAGTATTTCGAGCATTTTCTTAATTTCAGTTATATCTTGTTCTAAGTTATTTATTCGCTCAGATTGACGACTTAATTCATTTGTTTTAGACAAAGCTGCCTGCTTGTTTTTAATATAGTTCTGATAATCAGAAGTATTATTATTTAAAATTGCATTAGAAGACACATCCCTAACAAGAGATGTGTTTTGTTCAACTTTTAATAATTGTCCCATTATGAACAAGCAATTACACGGAGATCCTTGGCTTTAGGAATCTCAGAACTATTTGTTGAAGTCATAACTAATTTAACAGTAAATGCGTCAAACGGAGTTAAGTCAGTTAATGTAAAATCAACATCAGTAAACTCACCATTTCCATATTCAACTTTTGGAAGTGCAGTCAAATTGTCAGGATTTATCTCTGCGTAATTAATTTCGTTGTATGCATTTTTATTACCAACAGCAGAAGTTTTGTAATAAACTTTCAAATTAGATTTAGTTGGAACATTAACAGCAAGTCTAATTTTTAATGTTGTCGCTGGAGTTGTTAATCCAATTTTCTTAGTTACATATTTACTATGTGTAGAAGTACCGAGTGGTGATATTTCATCAACAAAGTGGTTTTTCAGTACAATAGTAATTGCAGCACCAGCAACGGCAGTCGCACCTGTATTATAAACAGTAACAGATGTAGTAGTTCCATCATCGACAACTTTGGTTACTTTAAATGTTCCATTATTCGAACCAGCTGCAGCACCACTAACAGTAATATACTTACCAACTTGAATTGTTTGTAACAATCCACGAGCAGTAGCATTAGTCGATGAAATCACACAAGCATTTGTCGCTGTAGTAAATGCAATTGTTGTATTAGCAGATAGTAAAGGAACATCATCTAACGCAACTTGGTTTATTGTTGTTTCGCTTGGTGAATTAATTGTATTAGAAATAGTAACTAAACTTGTTCGATGTGTATCAATTATTGGTGACAATGAGTCATTAGTAGTTGACATTTGGCACAACAGTCTAACAGAAGGATTTCCACTTAGTAAACTTGTCTGATTCTGTTCAGATGCAATTAATCTTGGAGTTGCAAAATAATTAGTATCATTAGGAGTTATCCCAGTGAAATTTGCATCAATTGCGTATGGTGTTTCAGAACCATTTACTGATTTACCGCTGGTAGTTTTAATTGAAAACAGTGCAGTTGTATCAGAGAAATTCTGAGATTGAACAATCGGTTGAACTGCATTATATACAGTATTTTGATTAGCAGTGACAGTCAAACCACCAGAATAACCTCTCGCTGTTGCATTGTTCGTGCAGGTAACAACATAGGAATCGTTATCAACAATAGAAGATATTGTATGCGATTTATATATTTCAGTAGCTGGTACTCCACCGAGCGACTCAACAATTTTAAAAGCAACACCAGAACTAATTGTGATAGCAGCATTAGAAACTAATGTTAGTTCATCATCATCTGTTACGGAAGAAACGATACCGATATAAGCATTATCGCTGGCTCTACGTAAAACAGCACCTCTACCAATAGTAGTAGTTCCAATATCAGTCTCAAATACAGTACTTGTTCCATTAACAGTTGTACTGCCTGTAGTACAAGTAATAGTTCCAGCTGATGCAGCTACACCATTTATCTTCGTTGTGTCCGAATTAGAAATAGTTACAAATGAATTTACAGCAAACCCATGATTCTTTTGGAACACTCTAACTTTCGGAGTTCCAATATTTGTCTCAAATGGATCTTTTTCTAAATTTTGTAATGGTAAAATATCGTTGATAAACTCAACGGCACCAGTAGTATTGGTAGCAAATTTAGCACGATATAAAGTAAACTTCAAATCTTGATCTTGGTTTGCAGTCCAAGTAGATCCGTTTTGTGATTTAAATAGAACACCAGCATATGGTTGCTCAGAAATAAATCTACTAGAGTTAGGAATCTTATCACCAGTATTAGAAATCCACACTTTATATGAATTAGAATCGCTCGCAAGAACGATGCAATACTCTTGATTATTTTGAACATAAACAGGAGATGAGAATGTGAAGGTAGTTGGCGTATCATAACTCTTAGCAACAGTTCCGTCAGGCATATCTACTGTGTTTGTAGAGATATTAACATTCTCTGGTTTTAAAGTAACTTTAGAAAATGGTAATACATATTTTCCTGGATATCCATTAACAACCTCACGGATTTCAAGATTTACTGGGATGCTAGCATCTTTAGTTGCAAAATAAACATCAACTTTAGTTAAGAATGCTCCACCTTCTTGTTGGACCAAGAATGTTTGAGCCAGTGGGTCATACCAACCAGTGTCAGAAACTACACGCTCAGAAGTTTGTGTAATAGTTTCATTCTGCGAAATTTGCTCAGACACTAAAGTAGCATTCCGTGTAGCAATAAATGTTGCCTGTTTAGTTTCTAAAATTCCTTGGGCATAGTAGTTAGCTCTACCTCTTGAGGTATATTCGAAACTTGCTGCTGATGATGCATCGCTTAACACGAATGATCTTTGTCCAGTTCTAAAACGAAGATTTTCGGTTTGTGGAATAGCAAACAATAGTTGTGCTTCGCCATTGGCGTTAGTAATAATATTATCGCCAGCTACTGCAGTAGTTGATACAGTTCCAACTGTGGCAGAAACCTCACTAATACTACCAGTAATAACTTCAGCAGATTGGAAAGTTCCTTGGATATTAACTACATAAACTGCTCTTGAAGTTATAACTCCAGCATTATTGAATACCTTTTCACTTCCAACAACAATAGCAGTTGCTCCAGAAGTTCCACCAGTAATAATATCACCACGATTTAAACATGTTTGAGTATCTCCAGAAATACGACGAGCTACATTTATTGCATTACCACCAACATTGGTAGTATGGTCAAAATCTACAGCACCAGTAAAGGTTATCTTTGTTGCTGGAGTGCAAAAACTAGAAACATCAACATTATCAAAGAATGGATTAAATTTGGTAGATGGTTTTAATCCTCTTGCTTGAATTAAAATATTTCTTGAACGAATGTATGGGATAACAGCAGTTGAGAGAACTCTATCTTCAACTTGGCGTTTGTCGATTTTAGCAACAACTCTAGTGTTAATACCTGTTCTAGATTGATTAACTTGTTGAGCAAATGTTTCAACAACGATCTCTCTTCTCGCACCTGCGCGAAGGTTTATCTGTCTTGTGCCAGTAGCGACTGGTGTTCCAGTCCACTGAGTTTGCCATGCATTCCAAACAGTTCCGAGAATACCTGCTTTTTCGGCAAGAGTTGCAATAGTATTAAAATCACCCTCTTCATTTTGGATAATATCAGGTCTACGATCAGTCTCAAACCACTCGTCAGAAGAAGGATTGATATCAACATTACCTAAGAATGTGAAGATAGCAAACGGATTAATATTTTCTAATCTTGATGCATATGGCTGTTCAACTAATTTTGGTTGATCAATTACAGGTAAAGTAATTACATCACCATACAACTTATAACCTGCAGTAGTTCTTCCAGCAGTTGTTGTTTGTTTTTCAATTAAATTAACATTCGTCATTGAATAGAATGGACGAAGTTCATTATTTTCCATATCAATGGAGCAAAGATAATCTGAAGAAAGAACATCACCAGTAGAGTGACCAGAAAAATTATCTACGATAAATCCATTTTTAAATCGATTTAATCCAGTAGTTGGGTCAATAATTTCTAAAGACTGAGTTTCTTGCTCTAACAATGATAAAGATGTATAATATTCAAGATTGTCAATACGCTTTTCTAATTTACCAATATCGCGCATTGTGTAACGCTTGTTATCGTGTTTGGTTACGCTAACATTTTCAGATTTAGTTCCAAATGTATATGGTTCTAATTGTATTGTATAAAGAACCATACCAAGCGATGGATCTTCAGGATCGCCAGGATTTAAAGAAGGAACGCCACTAATTTTAAAGAAGTTGCCATTAAAATCTAATGCAATTTTATCAGTTCTTCCCAAATAGTATTGAAAATCTGATTGAATATTAATTCCACGCTTTGGAACTAATGATGTTGACGCACCGCCACCAGTGTATGCAAGACCAGTGTTATCAACTCTTGGTCTAAAATCTATACAATCTCTTAATTGTGTTTGCCCAAATGAAGGAATTTTCTTATAATCGAAATTATTATTATCGATGTAAGAATTTACTGTAAAATAGTCGCCAGTACCATGAGCAAAGTATTCAAATTCTACTCTAACTGGAGCATTAGGAGCAGTAAATGATGGTTTTAACAACAACTTGGCCAAGCCATAAAATGTTAAAGTTTGACCATCATCGAAGGTATAGTGATCGCTAATGTCAGTAGTATAATCTGCTGTAGTAGGAGAGGATCCGAATGCAAATCCAGTAGCTTTCTTAACACTAATAATTCTGTATCCATCGGCAACACCTAATGACAAGACAGGATTAGTTGCCAATGCTTGTGTTGTAAATGTAACAGAAGTATTTGTTAGTGTTTTAGTTTTTTCTGTTGTAGATGCTAAAGTTTTTATAACTGTTCCGATAACAATAAATGCTCTTGAGGCATATGTATCAGGCAATGTAAATGTAACAGAAGATCCTGCTGGAGAAATATTTGATGGATCGACAGAAACAGTTAATCCAGTTGTGTTATCAACTAACTGATAGTTGTCAGTTTCTGCTGCTGAGTCCATTGTTCCAGAACCAGTTGAAACTGTTAATGTACAGAAACCTCCAGAAGCTGAAGACGATGTCCCAGTAAACCTTTCATAAACTGTATATGTTGTTTGATTTGTGTTATCTGCAGCACGAGCAGTTTTAATAGCATAGTATGGAAAATTAAAAATTAAAGTTTCATTGTTTGGCTCTTTAATTTCAGTAGTAACTCTATCAACAGTAACACCAGTCACTGTTGTTGAAGCATCAACAGTTAAAGAAATTTGAGAAGCAATTGCTGTCACTCTGCGATAAGTTCCACCAAGAGAAATATAATCCCCAACAGTCAAATCAGTTAGAAACGATGTTCCTGTTCCAGTAATTGTTGTACTGGCAGCAGCAGTTACTGATCCAATTAATCTAGTTGTTATTGGAACTATATCTGCTGAAAAACTTGTAACAGTTGTTCCACCAGAGAAGTATATAGATTTTACATTTTGTTTAAAGTCATATCCAGAAACCATCTGAATGTCAAATAAACTTAGTTTATATTGAGCAGCAGTTGTTCCGATAGTTCCATTATGCCATTCTATTAAACGAATTCTAGCTGTTCCAACCAGAGTTCCGACAGCTGTTCCTGGAACAGGACTTGATAAACCAGTCGTAGTAAATTGATTGTATAAATTAACTTTCGCGAAAGTATGAACAGGAGGAGCACTGTTAATAGAATTTACTAATACATAATTACCAACAGTTTGTGGAATAATTGCATTATCTACTTGAACAGTGTGCGAAGCATCACGAGCTTTGTCAATATAAACATAAGAGGTTGAAACTTTTTCAATTTCATAACCTTGAACATATGCCTTTCCTGGGTCAAGAGCAATAGCCAACTGGTTATCTGAACCAGATAAACTTACACCACGATTATAGTCAGGTGTCTCGGTATATTCCCAATTTACGCCAGTTGATCCAGAACCATCATACGCAGAGCCAGAAGTATGTGTTGGCGGAACACTGTTTGCTGATGTTGCAGGATTTTTAGCAGTATAATAATTATTTCCATACTTAACAATATCGCCAATTAAATATGCTGTGGCAGTTGTTGTCCATGTTCCACGATTATTATTTCTGGCTTCTCTAACATCAATAGTAAATGGTCGAACATCATAGTTACCAGATTCATCATATGTACGACGAGCAAATGTTTTTTCTAATTCGCTGTATTCTGTAGTTGTAACAAGTCTTTCAATTATTCCTTGTTTAACACGAACTAATTCAATAAAATTTTCATCATCTTCGTCATCTAGTAATTTTTTAATTAAAATTAAATCTATGTGATATCTATGCGCACCAGGAGCAGCATAGTTGAAAGATGTTTGGGCATTATCTAAAAGAGATTCGTCATCTTCTGGAACAATAACACTTTCAAGAATGTTTAATCCAATACGATATGATGGTGTTGCAGAATATTTACTTAATACTATAATTTGTTTACCACCAGTAACAGGATCTGCGCAGAGAACATAGTGACCATTTACATAATATATTCCACGCTCAATAGAAGCGAGTGATCCTAAACCAGTCGCAGCAGGAGTTCCTGGAATTACATTTGGAATTGCTTGAATTGCGTTTGTACCATCATCAAAAGTAATAACTTCGTTGTCAGCAAAAACTTTAGTTATCTTATTAGTTCCTGAAGAAATATAACGAACATATATTGTTGTTGGGTCGCTAGTAGTTGAACTTACAACATGAATGATTTGTGCTTTTACGCCAGATGCGCTGGTTAAATACTTGCCAGTTGTTGATTGAATAAAAGACTCTGTTACAACACCATCATAGGAAGCAGCTAATTTAACATATTGAACATCAGCATCAACAGAAACTTGACCAGGAATAACCATTGCTCCTTGTTTAAAGAAGTGGTTTCCATTACTGGTAATTTGATTCTGGAGAATTGTTTGTAATTGGGTTAATTCCCTTGCTTGAACTGCAAATGAAGGGCGAAATAAAATGCGATAAAATTTGTTATCCGAATCAAAATCGTCATTATAAGGTTCTGTGTTAAAGTTTAGCATATTTAATTTCTTCTTTTAATGGTTCTAACTATTTAGTTTAGAATCTAATAATAGTTCTAATAGTTACAGTTTCTTGAGCTGAAGGAGTAAATCCAGCTTTGTTGTCAATAAACAGCAAATCTCCAGAGTATTTATCTACAGTTGGAGAATT